TTATAAGGTTTTTGACTTGATTTTATTGAATTCGTCAAGTAGTTTGTAAAGTTCATTTTTCAAAGTAGAAACCTGATTTTCTAATAGTTGTTGGTTAGTCGAAAGTGTTTTCATATCCTTTATAAATCCTCCGAGTTGAGTGCCTTTTTCTGCGGACGCCTTTACTTTACGATCTCCTTTTCCAAAAAAGAACCACTCGAAACTCATATTGAAAACCTCATGTGCTTTTTTAATCACATCAATAGGGATGATGTAAGCGCCAGATTCGTAACGTTGAATAGTTGGCTGTGTAAGCTCTAGCATCTCAGCAAACTTCGTCTGAGTTAAGCCTTCAGTTTCACGAAGTATTTTAAATCTTTTCGTTTCATCAGTTGTCAGTTTTTCCTGCCTAAGCGCCATATTAATTCTCCATTTGTTTATCCGGTGTAAAATTTATTCCTTCTGATCTTTTAATCAGGTCAATCATCATATCTCTTTCAGTGATATTAATTTCAAAGTCCAGCTCTATTGAAAAGATACCAGTACGCTCAAATTCATCATCTTCCAGCTGTTCCTCTTCTGCCTCAAGTTTGCGGTATCTTTCTAACTGAGAATTTATGTTTTTTATGATCAACTGCTTCTCAAGTAAGATCGCCTTCATTTTAGCTTCGAATTCCTTTTCCTTTTTGCCCATTATTTCTAATCGTTAAAGGGATATATCGGAAACACTGCACCTAAACTTGTAAATGCTGATTCGTACTCGGATTTTAAAGAATCATATTTTGCCTTACTTTTTTTCCTCTGAAGCGATTCCCAGACAAATTCCTGAAGGTGGTATAATGCTTCGGAATCTCGTCTCAGGGAGATGCTCTTCTGATATTTCTTTAACCAGGTTTCAGGGTTTTTGCTAGTGAACCGAATTCGTATAGCTTCGATATTCCCGGCGATTTGAAAAAAGATAATTAACACAAAAAATTGAATTATCCCGACGATAACTATAAATGATTCCATATGCGATATTACACTTTAGTCTAAAAGAACTTTTTGATTGCCCCTTTCACCCGGAACACATGGGTTATTACTTTTTTTGGAATTGACTGATTTGCATAATCTGCACCCTTATTGTAAGGTATTAACATATAGTGTTCGTCATCCTTCCCTGCACCAATCATTTTTATAGTTCTAAACCCATTATTGGTTATCACTGCGTAAATTTCACCTTCCAGTAAAAATTCTTGCCAGCTGTCAACTTTTTTTAATGCCACTAAATCTCCGTGAGCAATTAAAGGTCCCATGCTGTTACCAGATACATTGACCCAGTAGTCGGCGTCATTGAAAGGTAGGAAATCAATATAAAATGCTGGGTTTACCTGACCGCCGTTAAAAACCAAGTCGAAACCACCGACAAAATCAATATCGTAATATGGCACGCCTTTTCTATCTGAGTTGATTGACGGGTTTAATGTATCTCTGAAACTGTCCCCAACATTTAAATCAATATTGAGGTTTGTCTTTACATTTTGTAATATGTCATTAGATAAAACTTCATATTTAAACCACTGACTCAACGATTGACGACTTGTATTTAGCTTAATAGCGGCCTCCTCCTGCGTCATATCAAGAGATTTGATAGCCATCTTTAATTTTTTTCCGTTGATATTCAATTGATTACGTTTTTATTTCTTATAAATACATAATGTAATTGCAAAATGTAATTACACTCCTTATATTTGTCTTACCTAACAGAAACAAAGGTACATAAAAACATTTCACTCACATATAGTAAGAAACTACCAAAATGCTACAACACAGGAACCAATTAACTTCAAATGCCGGCTTCATATACCAGCCGATCGGAAATCTGATTGACCCAGGGTTAACCAGACGAGAAATGGAAATTATGAGTTACATCTCTTTTCCCGATAAAATCATAGCTGCTTTATTAAATATCAGCATTAGGACAGTAATTAATCATTCGGTTAGCATTCGTAGGAAAACTGGTTGCCTTTCAAAAGGGGAGTTGATCCGCTACGCTGCCAATAAACAAATAATCAATTGATATGGATGTATCGAATTTAGCAGAACCAGTACCAGGAATTTCTTTGGTAAGACTGGTGGAGGGAATTAAAGAGGGGCAGGAGTTGCCTTTTAATCCAAAAAGAGAAAGATACCTGAGAACTATGGTGAGTAGTACCATTAAAGACAGATATCCAAGCAGAGAATACAGTGTCAATCTTGAAGAAGACAACTCAGCTGTAATTGTCAAAAGAAGTTTTGATAAGAAAATGCAATAGCAAGGATCCACAATGAATACGAACCACAACAACTAAATCGGTAAAATGGGAAGAGTCAAAAAACTCACGGATAAAGAAAGAATCGCACAACTTGAAAAAGAGGTGGTATTTCTTCAAGCGCACTTACTGATTGAGCTCAGAAGACTTAAGGAAGTAATAGGTATCAATGATGATTACGTCCATGAACCAGTAAAAGAATTGAAAATCAGTTAAATGAAAATAGCATATCTACATAAAGCGAAAATCAAAGCAAAGCCGAAAACGGACGAGCTTTTAGAAGGCTTTTATGCGAGGGATATCAGATTAACCTACAACAAAAAGAAAAAGATTTTAAACGATCTGGGGATAAGTGAGATTCAATTTGTCGCTGCCCTAAAAAAGAGGATCGGTACAGATCACGGGATTTTTGGGTATTAAAAAAGCGGCTACTGTCAATAGCCGCCCCTCAAATTAAAAGCAGTATTAAACCACTTAAAATAAGAAACCATGTCAAAAGTAACCACAACCTACCATATTTCAAAACCTACTAAGTGTTTTGAATGCAACCAACCCTTTGCTCACGAAAGGTTTTTCAGTCTCGGGCATACCTTCTGTGAATTGTCTTGTCTTGACATCTTTCATGAGAGAAATAATAACGAAGGGAGGTATGACCATGGGTAGACTCGCAATTACTCGAACAATTATTCCATTGGATTACGATCGTACCGCAGCGGGTTATAACGCCTGGGTAATCGGTATTCGGAATGAGTTACACCTGCCTGATAAGGCCTTTGATATCCATTCAATTATACCAGAGACTAATAAGGTATTGAAATTTCATAAAACACTTAATAAATAATATCATGTCAAATCAAATTCAAGTTACCAAAGATTATATCGATAGACTACATCCGTTATCAGTAGTGAAGGATGCTGCGATAGGAGATCACTTTATTAACAAATTCGTAGCAATGTACCGTGTTCCAAGAGAACAAGCAGTTGCTTTTCATGAGCGTGAGAAGGATAACTTCATTAAAAGGATAACCGATAGTGAGGATTTAAGTGCCTGCACACCAATGTCTATTTTCCTTGCTTATATGCAAGTAGGAGGATGGCAGTTAAGTTTTGAAGGGGGGCCACAGTCAGATGTCTACCTGATCCCTGGCAATAGAAATGTTGCACCGAAAGGTCAGCCGGACAAATGGATTAAAGAAGTTGTCGCTCAGCCAACTCCTTACGGTGAAAAGAAGATCCGTATCCAAAACGGCCAAATAAAAGATGCAGCAAAACCGATCATAGTTTATGAATGTGATGATTATGAAGAGTTTACTGATGATATTGGTAATGTACGTGTAACATGGAAAAAAGGTAATAGAGGCGATAAGCCTGTAATTGTCGGTTCATTCATTCGAATTGAAAAACCAGATGGATCATTCGAAATTAAAACCTTTGATATGGGAGATGTCGCCAAATGGAAAGCATCGTCTGAAAATAAAAATTCTAAATGGGATGCTGCTGCTGGAAGGAAGCTTCCTGGTAAGGCAAATGCACTTTACACTTCAAATAGCGGTCAGATAGACAAACTGTTTTTTGAAGGCAAGACATTGAAACATGCATTCAAACTTTACCCTAAAGTTGTGAATTCTCCAAAGTTGCCTGACGCATTTGTGCCTGTGGCATCTGATGCAATCAGACAAGGTTTTGATGTTTCTGAATTCACAGAAGCAGAATATGTTCCTGAAGAGGATTTATCGCAGTCGGAGCAAAGTGATTTTGATGTTGCTTTAGAGGAGGCACATAATACTGAACCGATTCAAACAAAAACATTTGCAGGTATCGATACCTCCGACGAACCAGAATTTTAATTAACCCAATTCATAACCGGGCATCCGCAATATAAACAACTCTTGTCAAGTTGAGCGGGTGCCTTTAACCATTTAAAATAGAAACCAATGTCAACTACAACAGCAATATCAAATATCAATGTAGAGGAAATCTCTACGACAATGGAAAATGCCGGTTTAATACTGGTGGCAAACGAAACCTTTGCTGATAAAGCCGTCAAAGGTGCAACTCAATTACTTGACACTATCGAAGGTCAAGGCATGTCTGACGAGCTTGATGCTGCGGCAAACGAATGGCAAGTAAAAGCAAAGCAAGCTATTAAAATCTTAAATGAACGTAGGTCGCCCATCACCCAGATGATGACTAAGCTTGCTGGCTTGTTTACAGCTCAGGAAGGTAAACTGGATCCTAAAAAGTCTGATAGCGTATATGCTAAAATTCAAACCGCCCGTGATCAATGGGCAACATTCAAAGTTAATGAGCAAAGGAAAAAAGAACAAGAAATCCTTAAGCAGCAAAATATTGCAAAAGAAAGGATTTCTATCAAAGCTGATATTCAAAACCATATCCGTTCAATTTTCAACCAAAAGCTATCTGCATTCAAAACAGACATACAAAAAAAATACAACCTGTTGACCCTTGAAAATGTAACGGAGATTACGGAGTACATCAAAGCCAGGCCACTTATTTATCCGATTGCTAATTTCAGATTAATTCAGCCGCCAGTTTTTACTGCTTATATCGACCAGGCGGAAGCTGATCAAATAATTTACGATGAACGTGAAAAGCTTTATGATGAGCTGGCAGCGGTCTTTCATGAAAATATTGAGGCTGAAAAGTCAAATACGCTGGAGTTAATTCCATCCCGTGTTCTGGAATTAAAAGAAATAGCCAAAGCCGGTGCACAGGAAAAAGCGCGACTTGAGAAGGCTGCAGAAGACCGACGCAAAGCAGATGAACTTCGATTAAAGAAAGAACAGGAAGATCAGGAGGTAAAAGACAAAGCTGCAGTTCAGAATACAGTCGCCCTTGAGACTGCTGGTTCATTATTCGATACCACTGCTGCTCTTGCTGAGGTTAAAGAAACTACAGGCAAATCAAAAGCTTCTGAAAAGATCAATGTACTGTCTACTGATGGTTGGGGTGCAATCTTCATTTTCTATTTTGAGAAAGAAGGAAAAGGTTTATCAGTTGATGATTTTGGTAAAAAGTCTTTGATTCAGATGAAAGCTTTTGCTGAGAAGCAAAATAATAAGTCAGGTGAGAAGATTGATAATCCTTTCATTGAGTACGTTGAAGAAGTTAAGGCGGTAACCTCTAAAGTAGCTTAGTAATGGCAAAGAAGATAAGATACAAAACTGTACAAGTGAATCTTCCTGAAAACATTAGCCTTAATTATCTCAAAAAAATGGTTGATACTTTAGGAAAGGATTACTGCTGCTCAATTCAGCAAATCGTTGATTTCTTGTCTGACAACAAACTTCAATAATGGTTCAGGATCCATACTTTGGAAGATCAGAAATTAGCAACTCTGATCTTTCTGCACTCCAAGAACTTCTTCATCCTAAGCCTCAATTTGGTGATAAAGAATATGCTTATGCGTTTGGTACACTCCTGGACAACCTTATCACTGAACCAGATAAAGTTGACCTCTTTAATCTTACCGTGAAGTACCAGACCTACCGGTACACTACAGAAGACTTTGAACTGGCAAAAGCAATGAAGCGTGCCTATTACAAAGATCCTTTTGCTAAAATGATCAGCGATGCTGCGGACTTCCAGGCAATATCAACCAGGTACAATTGGTTGATGAATTATAATGGTTTCGACTTCACATTAGAAGCTGGTACCCGTTGCAAATGGGATTTACTCGTAAGAGCCTGGAAGATGGGAGGTGATATCAAGTCAACTGCTGCAGAAACTCAAAGCCAGTTTGAAGCAGCTTGTGAACATTTCGGGTACTTCCGGTCCCGTGCCTGGTACATGGATATCGAAGGAACTAACAAGGATATGCTGATTGGTATCAGTAAGAAGAACCAGAAGATATTCAAGATCGCTATTGACCGGAATGCTCCAATTACTGATATGAGCAGAAAGCTATATGAGCATGGAAAAGCTCAATATGAAGAACTAGCATTTAAATACTGGCTGTTATTCGACGGCCTTAAAATAGCATCATAATGGAAATAGGAAGCATAGTAGAATGTATAGATGATAGAGGTATCAATCCAGTTGGCCTATGTACAGTTCCTAAAAAAGGCAATCTGTATACAGTGAGCGGCTTTGTGAATAAACCTCGAGGCTTGGGCATTTATATTGAAGAAAGCAGTGAGCTTATTATCGTTGAGTATAGCAAAAGACAGAGTTTGGAACGAGCACCATTTCTTGCATCCAGATTTATTGAGAGACTTCCTCCAATGAAAATCGAAGTTGAGGAGATACAATTTCAAGAGATATAATGGAAGACATAAAAGAATACGCTGCTCTAATTGAGCGCATGCGGACTGCTCAGGCAGAGTACTTTCGTACAAGGGCACAAGTCGCCTTAACGGTTTCAGTCAAGCTGGAAAAAATAGTAGACGAGGCTACTGAATCAATCCTCGGACCAGACAGAATCAAAAACCAAACTAAACTATTTTAAAATGGAAAATGAAAAATTTGATCTATGGTGTCTAGTTGAACTATTCGGACATAGTAAAATTGCTGGAAAGTGTACCGAGCAGAATATTGCCGGCAGCAATATGTTAAGAGTTGATGTTCCGGAAACATCCAAATCGGGAGCATTTACTAAGTATTATGGTGCTGGTGCTATTTATGCAATCAATCCGGTCACAGAAGAAGTAGCCAGAACATTCGCTGATTCATTGAATGTGGCCCCCGTAAACCCATGGGATGTTAAGAAGCTACATGATAAGGTACTTAGCCTTGGTCCAGAGTCACAGGACGAAGATGATGATTTCCCATATTAACCTATTCTTATGAAAACAATCACACTTCCCAGCGGCACGTACGCTGTAGATCCTATCCTTGATGGATTCGAATTCATTGAAAAACCTTCCAGTAACGTTGCCTTTGTGGGTACCGATATCCTGGCCAACAAGCTTTATGTCCAATTCAAAAACGGATCCGGATACAAGTATTCAGAAGTGGACTGCGATGTCATGTGTGCTTTACCTGCAGCCTTAAGTATTGGGAGCTTCATCAGTAAATATGTCGTTAAGCACTTTCCAAGTGAGAAGCAAGAAAAGCCTTTGATAACATTCATTGAAGTTATAATTGATGATCCGTATCCAGAAGGAGAATTAAGTGAAGAAACCAGAAAAGTATGGTTTAATAAGCAAATCGCTAATAGATTGACACGTAATAGTCAAAAAGAGCCTGTTACGGAAATAACAGGATTTAGTGATAAACCTGAGTTTTAATTTTTAATCCAATATATGAAATCAACAAAATCAATCACAAAAGACGAGCTGCAGGATAAGATAGACGCAGCAGAAGAAGCACACGAGTTAAAGGCCGGCACCAGAATTAAAATCACCGAGGCCAGTATGGGGAAGAGTGGTGTGAACTTAAAGTACTGGAAAGTCGTAACGCGTGACTTCGCAAATATTAAAGGAGACTTTGAACTGAGAGAGTTTGAAAACCCAGGTGCTGAAAAGCTTCCATTTCTACCGCATCCGGATTTAGTTCTGGCATTTGACTTACTCAGAGTCCATTTACTATTGTCATGCTTGCAAAAAGAAGCTTATGATGCCTATGGGCAGCTGATAGCTCCAATGACATTTGAGAGTTTCAATGGAGAGGATAACGATAATCCATTAAACAGATTCAAAGTTACTGGCTTTGCTATCAACGACAGTGAAACAGGGGTTATCCTTACTGGAGTGAAATACATCCGTGGCAATGCGACCTTACCGCTATCTCAGTACGCTGACTTCCATGGAGGAGAAAATGCCTACGAGTTCGGCGACGAATTGTATCATGTAATTAAGCACGTTAGAAACGAAGTACTCCTTTACTACAATGGTAAGGTTGCTCCGGATTCGCAGTACTCATTAGATTTTGATGATGCTGCCTCTGATATGGAATAATCAATTTTTAAACTACAAACTATGCTCTTTCGTGGTATCGAGCATAGTTTTATAAACTTGATCAAATGACTACAATAAAAATAACAACAGAAAAACCAGAAGTCGCAGCGCTTCTGATAGATATCATGATCGAAGTGGAGCGAGCTGAGGCTAAACATCCAATATGGCCTACTTGTCATATAAAACAGATCGCCATTATAGCAGAAGAAGCAGGGGAGTTAATTAGAGAAGGGAATCTGATTGATGAAGGTACCGGTACTTTCGCTCAAGCGAGAAAAGAAGCGATCGAAACCGCCGCAACATGCATTCGTTTTCTTACCAGGATTAAGCAGACAGAAGAGGACTTTAATCAGCCTGCAATAACCGATTATTTTAATGATCCCAGTTTTTTTATGAAATCAGGGTTGACAGAAGGAGGAAGCGATGAATAACGCTACAACACATCATGTTTCCATCTCTATTGAGGGATTACTAAATAAATCAGATAGTCTACTGCAGGATCTATTTGGCAGCTTTGGTCCCGATATCCGTACCGAATTGGAGGATCGCAAAGAAAAAGGAGAGTTGTTAATTGGTGCAGTAGGGTGCATCGGTTTTTGCCCAATAAACGGATGTCCAGGGCACGAGGAAAGCGAGGCTGACCATGGATAAAAGACAATGGTTATCAGCGTCGACACCTGCTCAACCTGATCCGGATTTATCTCGCAAGGACCGCCGTTCCTTGGAAATGGATGTCCAGTACTGGAAAGCATCATCAAAGCGAAAGGACAATGATATCAGTTATCTCAATAATCAAATAAGAGGCTTTAAATCTCAGATTACACGGCTTAAAGCCGCATTATACAAAAAAGGAGGCAAGCAGTCATGAGCGTAGGAACCATCATACAAATTGGAAATGTATTTAAAATTGAATTTGCATATCGACCAGCAATTACCGAGGCTGTAAAAGAACTTCCTGAACGTAAGTTTATTTATGCAGAAAAGCACTGGACAGTACCGGTTATGTATTCTGCAGCAGTAAGAGTCTTCGCAGAGAAGTATAAGCTCGAATTTGAAACAGTAAACACTGTAGAGCCAGAAACTAACTACGTCATACCACCGCTTCCGGAATTGACTTTGAAAATTCCAACCAATAGGCCAATGCTACCTTGGCAACCTGGTGGAGTGGCTTATACAATGGAGAAGCAGCGGCTAATTATGGGGGACGATATGGGGCTTGGAAAAACAAGTCAAGCCATTATTGCGATGGAGGGATTAAATATCCAAGGGAAAGCGGCTTATCCGTGTTTAATTATATGCCCATCAGCTGTGAAAGAAAACTGGGTAATTGAAATTAAAGCCAATGTGAAACGCACCGGTATTGTGCTTAAGGATAGCGTCAAGAATACTTTTCCTGAATTCTTTCGCGTTGGTATGAGTCAATACTTCATTTGTAACTTTGAGAGCCTTAAAAAGTATTTTGTAACTAAAGTTGATAAACCAGAGGCCGGTAAAAAACTACGAATAAATAATATTCATTTCAATCAGAAATTACTTGATTTCTTTAAAGCTGTTATCGTAGATGAAAGTCATAAGGTAAAATCCCTCACGTCACTTAATACAAAGTTTACAAAAGGTATATGTATCGGTAAGGAAACTATCTTCTTACTGACCGGAACGCCGATTGTTAATAAGCCCAAAGACCTAGTTTCCCAGCTCGGTATACTTGACCGTTTAAAAGATTTTGGAGGCTATAAAGCGTTTGAAAAGCGTTATTGTTCCGGACCCCGGGAAGCAAGTAACATGAAGGAATTGAATTATAAGCTCAATTTGATCTGCTTCTACCGCCGTAATAAAACGGATCCTGATATTAAAAAGTATTTACCGGATAAAGCTAGACAAGTTATACAGTGCGATCTTGATCCTGTCCATCGTAAAGAATACATGCATGCGCAGGCAGACCTTGAAAGTTACATGATCAATATTAAGAAGCAAAGCGATGATCAAGTAGCTAAATCCATGAAAGGGGAGGTGATGGTAAGGATTGGTATTCTAAAAAACATAAGCGCACGTGGAAAACTAAAGGATGCATTTGCCTTCATCCGGGATATAGTTGAACAAGGGCAGAAGATTGTAGTGTTTGCCAGCCTTAAAGAAGTTATTGCAGCGGTACAGCATGAATTTCCCAGATCAGTTAGAATAACCGGTGCTGAAGATGGCAAGCAGAAGCAAGCTGCCGTCGAGCGCTTTCAGAATGATTCAAAGATTGATGTGGTTGTCTTGAATCTAAAAGCCGGCGGGGTCGGTATTAATGGACTTCAAAATGTAGCTACACAGATATGTTTCATCGAATTTGGATGGCATGCAGCTATTATGGACCAGGCAGAAGATCGATTGTATCGGACCGGCCAAGGCGCGAACGTCATGTGCACCTACTTTTTAGGTAAAAACACGATCGATGAGTGGAACTACAAATTAATTAACAGCAAACGAGAGATTGCGAATACAATTACTGGTGCCGAAGATCAAACTGAGGAAACATTAATCGATAGTGTGATGACTCTCTTTTCTAAATAAATTATGCCCTTTTAGGGTGTTAGACATTTTCTTTTCAACAACCGCAGAGATGTTCTCCCCGGTTTAAACCTAAACAATATGCAAGCTACAGATACATTTACGGATGTCATTCAGGCACACCTGCAAAGTAGAGCAGAAACAGATTCTTTGTTTGCTGAGACACTTAAAAAAGCTAATAAAAACATAAAGGATTGCATCACTTATATTCTTAATACTGTGAAATCAAGTGGTCGTAACGGATTCGATGATGAAGAGGTCTTTGGTATGGCTATCCATTATTATGATGAGGATGATATCAAGGCTGGTCGAGATATTAATTGTAAAGTGGTTGTAAACCATTCAATTGCAACAATGGATAAGGTGCTTGCCGATCGTCCACAAGAGAAGGTTGAGACCAAGAAAGTAATGAAAAAACAACCCTTGATCGTTAACCAGTCATCCCTATTCTAACGCTTATGAAACCAAGAACTAAACTTCAGATCAGGGTTTTTGAACTCAGTACTCAACTGCCAAGTCTTAACGATGGACATAAACAATGGATTTATAAAAATTGCTTGTCCCACATCGGATATCGAACTAAGAAAAAGATATCGTGTTTGGATTGTGGGCATTCTTGGCCGGGCCAACAAAAGGTAAAAACTATAAAATGCCCAAATTGTCTTGTGAAGATTGAAATCAAGGATTCATTAAAAAGAAAACTTGACCAGTATGTAGTTGTAGCGTCTGTAGATAATCTTGGTGGTCTCCAGGTTAACCGGTTTTTTGAAGTCCGATCTTATCAAAATGCCGGATATATTGCTAAATATTTAATCCGTGAGATAGTACAGCAATGGTTTGAGCCAGAAGGGAAACTAACAATAGTTGCTCGCAGTGATTCGTTCGGTAACGGAAGTTATTCTGGAGATCTAGAGATCCGAACCAATATTTCAAATTACTGGCAATCCAATAAGTATGATGTTTATGCTGATAAGATTATCCCCAATGCCAATCCTCTACCTATTTACGCACGTAATGGATTCAATAGTAAAATAGAGAAGGTTCGCCTATACTCATTTTTACAGTCTCTGTTGAATGATGGCAAACTTGAAACCTTGATAAAGGCAGGTCAATACCCATTAGCATTAGCAAAACTAGGCGATCGAAGTAACACCATATACAGTCACTGGGATTCAATTAAAATTTGCATGCGTAGGAATTATTTGGTGAAGGATGCGGTGTCTTATCTGGATTACCTTGAACTACTGAGGCATTACGGTAAAGACTTACGTAGTCCTAAATATGTTTGTCCGGCCAGTTTTAAGAAAGAGCATAGCAGGCTTGTAAAAAAGCGAGCGCGAGATCAACGAATAGAAAGGATAATCCGTGACCAACAGGAAGCAGAGAAACGTAAGCTCCAGGCTGCGCAGGAGCAGATTAGTTATCTGGAAGAAAAATCGCCATACTTCGGTCTGTCGTTTTCAGAAGGACCGTTGATAGTTAAGGTTTTGGAGAGTGTACAGGAATTCATTGCAGAAGGTGATCATCACAAACATTGCGTTTATACTAACCGATATTACAGTAAGCCTGATTCACTTTGCTTTTCTGCGAAAGTAGATGGCATCCCTGTGGAAACAGTAGAAGTATCCCTCACAGAAATGAAAGTTATTCAGTCCAGGGGTCTTCATAATCATGCATCGGAATACAACCAACAGATAATTGCCATCATTAAAAAGAATATGGGGCAGATAAGAAAGAGGTATCAAAATTTAAAAAAAGAGGCAGCATAATGAAGCTATACCAAGATAGGCTAGACGCCGGAAGAAGCTCCGCGACGCAGCCGATTACGAGAAAAATGCCACATATAACACCGCCAACACAAGCATCACTGCCTCTATTATACCTGAATACTTTTAAAGTTTACGAGATGTAGAGGGTTTGTTACCATCAATATCGTGTTTTTCCTGAGATTCCATACAAGTAAATCTAAACAATAAAAGTCTGAATATCTAATGATTATAATTTACATACCATTAGGATCATATTAAACAAAAAACCATTCTAATTATAAAGTTCATGAAAGACAGAGATGACGTATACCCTTGGACTGACAGCGGTTTATTATTGCTGCATACCATTAATGCTATCATTCAAAAGAACGGCGGCAGGGAAGCGATGTTAAAGATTGTACAAGCTGAATTGAGTCAGACTGTATTCCATCGGGAAAAGAGTAAGGTGCAGGAAGCAATCAGCAGAATGGTGGAACTTAAAATACCAAAAGCGCAAGCTGCGGATATGCTCAACATATCTTTAACTCAATATAAAGCTGAGCTATCGAACATGAGGCACAATAAGAATGCGCATTCAAACTAATATCTCGAGTAAATATATGCTCCTTTATTACATTGAGAATAATACGAAATAATTAATTAATTTAGCGGTACCGGTTGTCAGCCGCAAGACATTCAATATTATCCCTACAGACCTCTTTGTGCCTATCTGCACTAGAATCAAGCTGACAACCTTAATGGTCTGTAGGGATAATATTACTCAATTCAATTACAGTATGGCTAAAACCAATGATTCTAAACCCAACGGGTACGCTCTTAGCCGTGCATGGTTTGACTTTGCTTTTGAAAATCAAGGGATGGTCTCAGGAAATCACGGCTGCATGTTTCTTTGGTTTTTAGAAAAAAACAATAGAATGGGGTGGGCAAAACAGTTCGGTGCTCCCAGGGATGAGACAATGGCCGCTGTAGGTATTACTTCATTCAATACATACAGGAAGATATTTAGTGATCTGGTTGAATGGGGTTTTATAAATGTTATAAAAGAAAGTAAAAATCAATACACCGCGCATATAATTGCCCTATCAAAAAATGATCAACCATTGATACAGGCACTGGACTCGGCACTGATACAAGCACAAGGTAAGCATGAATACCAGCATAGCTCAGGCACTGATACTGACAGTGTTGCCATAATTAAACCAATAAACAAAGAAACCATTAAACCACAAACAAAGAAACCTATAAGTGGGAAAACTACATTTTCCCCTCCCACACACATTGATCTCTGCAACTACTTTTATGAGAAATCTAATGACTCAAAATGGACTGATCACGACTGCAATTTCCAAGCTCAGAAGTTTATCGATTTCTACAGTTCAAAAAACTGGATGGTCGGGAAAAATAAAATGGCAAACTGGAAATCTGCAGCATCTGGATGGATCAACAGGTCATTGGAAAACATCTCAAAAAAATCAGCGGAAGAAAAACCTCAAAAAGGTTTTCAGGCTGCAATGGACATGTACAACAAACTAAAAATCTAATATGGAAAGTCAAAACCAAATAATCACAACCAACAAACCAAGCGCAGAAGTGCAGCATGTTCTTCAACATCAACCAGCCTTTCTGGAAGATTACAAATCGGTTCACAATGAAGTCCTAGCTCAGGTCATGAAATCAATCACCCATTTGAATTGGTCCGTTCCCGATCAGGCTTCTATGGGTATCCTGGTGAGCGAAATCAGCAACAGCATCAGGAACAATTACAAGCAGATCAGAGTAGCTGAAATAGGAAATTGTTTTGCAAAAGGAATACGCGGTGAATACGGTGAGTTCATGGGATTAAGCGTAGTCACATTTGAAAAATTCATTATGGGATACCTGGTAAGTGATTACCGCTCTAACCTTGGAAAGACACTCCCTAAAGCAGAAATTCCATCACCACCTAAAGAACTAACCAAGCAAGACCGTATCGATTTCGCTCAAAAAGCTTATGATAAATACAAAATTGCCGGTTTTTATAACGACTTAGGGAATATTATTTATGACTTCCTTGATTGCGAAAAACTGATTCCTTTCACTACTTCTGAGAAGTTTGAAATGCTTGATCAGGCCAGACAAGAAGAGTATAAGAAATTACAGAATCCTTTATCACTGGAAGAGGCCAGGAGGTTTAATATTCAGTTAGAAGCCCTTATGAGTAGTAATGATAAGATTATTCCCAGATCAAAACGAATAGCTCTCAATAGATATTTTAAAATTCTGCTTCAGCAAGAGACTGAAAATATTCCATTTAAATAATGGATTTCTCATATATACACTAATATCGGCACTACACTTTTTACACACTTTAAAGAAAAAAACTATCAATATGGACAATTTATCAATAATACCCCGAATTGAAAAAGGTAAATCAGACCTCCAGATGTTCATCAGCAAATACAAGCCATCGAAATACAAAGTATTGAAAAATGGCATCGAGGTGCGTAGCGTTCCAAATGTGGAGGAGGCTGAAAATAAAGCCCGTGAGTTGATTAAAGAGATGAAGCTGCGATTAGTGGTTGTTCGGGATGCGGAAATGAGCGCATATAGAGCCTTTGAAGTTCAGGAGGTTTAATTATGGATTATGTCACTGAAAATTACATTGACCTTTTGGAATTCATAAAGGCAAATAACTCCAACATAACGTTTGGAATAGTATTTACCAAAGAAGAGGGTAGAAAGCATCGTCTATGGTGTGGAAGCGAAGCAAAGCCAATGTTTAGGATTAGTTTAAAAGTAGAATTACGATCAGCACAGATATCCACTATACAGAATTCCCTTCGTGTGAAGTTCATTTAACGGATGACTTCATTGATGATGAAGATGATATTCAATTTGTCTACACCAATACTATCACGGGTGTTAATTGCGAAGAGTGTTTAAAACAATCAAAACTAAAGTCATGATCAAAGAACTCAAAACAGAAAAATTTGAAGGACTGGCGGTCCTGGTGGCTGATGGATATTATTGCGCTGAAATTGAATCAGTACCCGAAGAAAAGTTTTTTCAATTGAACTTTCTACTTGATAATACGGATGAAGAAAGTGGTTTTTTTGGTGATCCGGTTGTTTGGTCTATTGAATTACCTTTTGACTGCAAGATCCTAGGCAAAGCAACCGACTTGACAGAATATGAGTGTGCCGGGATCGTACAGCCGCTATGGAATGGTTTTATGAACTACTTATTGATTAATGAGCCTGTAGGAAATTATAAGCGGCTTGTAAAAGAGACCACCAAGGAATCCTTCGACTCACTGATGCAGTCATTAGGTTGTTACCCTGTCAATCCATTTGCGGGAATATTTACACCTCGCATAGCTAAGGATAAAAAAGATCTCGGTAGTGTTCTGGGAGAGGTGATCTACAATGATATGCGTGAGTTGTGGAAAGAAGCGGAAGCCAACACCGGCACATGGTTGATCCTTCAAAAACTGTAATATGACATTCGACGAAGTACTTTCGATGATGTTTAATGACGTCAAACACTCACATGAGATGATTAGGGTCAGGGCAAGGAAAGCCAAAATAGACCTTGCCAATACAATAATGAAAACAATAATCAGACAGCACGCAGTTCGCTGTTTTTATGGACGGATCGACAGCTCCTTCAGGTGATCAATATTATGGATTTAAAATAACGCACCCAACTACCTTTTCTTAGCTTCTCACGACCTCGATTAGTTTGCATATCACTGCACGTTGGATGCGTATGGCATCGGCTGCAGTATGTACAAATACGGGTCGTGAGAAACACAAAATTAAGAAAAATATGAGAAGATTAAATTTAAAAACACCCATTTCGTACTATGGTGGTAAACAGAAGCTTGCGGATAAAATCATTAGCTTGATCCCTAAACACACACTTTATTGTGAACCTTTTATTGGAGGTGCGGCTGTATTCTTTGCTAAATACCCATCTGAGGTAGAGGTGCTGAATGACACGAATAAGGAGTTGATTAACTTTTATAAGATGGTGCAGAATGAGTTTGTAGGGCTTGAAAAGGAAATAAGGATTTCTTTACATAGCAGAGATCTGCATCGTAAAGCTTCAGTTATTTACAATAATCCGGATATGTTTAGCGAGATAAAAAGAGCCTGGGCGGTATGGGTATTAAGTTCACAAAGTTTCAGTGCTCAATTGGATAACAGCTGGGGATATGATATCTCTAAAAATACTACCACAAAGAAAATTATCAACAACAGGGATAGATTTACCGAAGACATGGCAATTAGACTACAAAACGTACAGATAGAGTCTGCAGATGCTTTGTACATTATCAAAGGCCGTGATAGTGAAGAGTCATTTTTTTACCTAGACCCGCCTTACTTCAATAGCGATTGCGGCCACTACGATGGATATAGCGAGCAGGACTTTGAAAATCTACTGATTCTAATATCCAACATCCAAGGTAAATTCCTCATGAGCTCTTATCCGTCGGATCTGCTCAACAAATACTGTAAAAAGAATGGTTGGAATATTTGGATGGTTGAACAAAATGTAACCGTGAATAATAAATCAGGCGTTAATAAAAAGAAGATAGAAGTTCTTACATCTAATTTCACTATTGATCTAGCTCCACAACTATTTGACAGTAAAGAGCTGACGTTGTGGTAATAGGAAGGATAAACCTGAATAGCTTGTTTATAGCTATTCAGGTTAGGTTAAAGATTGAGAACCTTTTAAATCATACTCTTTGATCAATAATTCGGGGGGAATACTCAACATGTCACTGAACGTTCGAATCATAGTCAAGGACAGTGATTGTTTGTAGTTCAATACTTTGCTTACAGTTCCTTTATCACCGTATTTTTTAGCTAAATCAGCAGACTTATATCCTAAATCTTGCATTCTGATTTTAATTAGCTTAACTGGGTCTACATCTGGTAAATCCCATTTTTCATTTTCGTAAATTGAAATAAGGTGCACCAACAACATCTTTTCTTTGTGTTCGATTGTTCCTTTCGGTGCACGTTTTATTTCTTCATATCTGGCAGTTGCTATTTCGTAATCTTGCTCAGATCCTAGTAAAAACCAAGTTGGTTTATTCATTATCATTATCTCCTTGACTGGGTACACATTCTATTTTATGGTCTTCGCGTCAATACTACTGTACTCCGAATGGGTACCAATAAAATAAATATTTACGATACCGTCTTCATAATCCACTTCGACTATTAAACGATATGTATTTCCTTTTATCTTAAATCTGGCTCTGCTACCTTTTATTATTTTTGCAGAAGGAAAATCACGTCTTATATCTGAGCTTTTTTTCCATATAGCTTGCTCGGTCGTGTTTTTCCAGCTTTTTAAGTGACTAGCAGCGTTAGAATGTTTCTTTGCATACTGGTATAGTTTTTCCAAATAAATGATCTTCATTTTTAATGTATTTATTTTTTTGATCTAGAGATCGATTGGTTATTGTGCCTATTGTTTTCATATCTATGTGATTTTTTAAGAATTTTATTTGTTAAATGCTGTTGGTACTGCAGTTTTGATTTTTGTTCCTGTTTCGTAATATTAATTTAGTTTTGATTCTGTTATCTAAAATCAAATGTAGGAAAAAAGTTGGTAAATAGCCAACTTTTAAATAAACATTTGAAATGAAAAAGGGATTCCGAAAAATCCCTTTAATTTAAAACTGGCTTACATGATGTGTGGCATTCGAAGAATACCGAGCTTAATTAACATGTAAACGAGGTTTAACGTCGCTACGGCTGCCTCTGTGAGAATGGTTAATAACTTAATTCTGCCAGAATTTTGGTTTAAAAACAAATCTGGTCTACCTTTACACGTAGAAAACTGGAGCACAACTTTGTGCTGACAAATTGATAATCTCATAATATCTAGTTTTTGATGAAGGCCAGTACTCGTAATACTGGCCTTCGCTTGTGAAATACAAATTTGGCGATTCTTTTAAGACTGACCCGAAATTGTTGTCCACACAGGTGGAAAAGAGAAATAGTTATTTTGGTGTTTTACCACAATAATTATGTATATCCTTTTATAAAATATCTCCTGTGATGCTTTTCAAGCGAATTCTGTTAATGATATTTGGTTGCTTATAGTCAGAAATTCTCATACTAAAGTGTGTAAAGTTTATTTGCTTGAATATTTTATATGCTCTATTGTGGTATTAGGAATAATTGTTTATGTTTGTCTTATCAAAATGACAGCACCCTTCGACTCAGCTGTTTAAAAGACATTCCAAGTGGTTTATTTCCTTGAAGCGAGTCGAAGCGTGGATAGGGGATAAACCATTTTTATTTTAAATACTTCGACAATGAAATCAAACGAACTTTTAAGGATCAAGTCCTGCGATACTGGATTTGCGATAGTGAGCGATACTGTATTTATCGGCAGCCCTGATGACGATTCAGAAAATCATGATGTGGTGATCAGCAGACAAAATGATATAATCAACGTAAATGAATATCCGCTGACGCCAGCTATGGTCCATATATTAAAAATGTACTTAGATAATCAGATTTAAAGCTATGCAAGTAGAACTAAGTGAAAAAGAGGTATCTGATATCAGGCGCGCTTTAATCATTGCGATGCAGCAACTGGATGCCACTAAGAATGACCCTGATTTACTTCTGTCGAATAGACTGGAACTAATTGAAGCGAGATTGAGAGATTCCAAGTAACTAATAACGGTACTTAATCCGTTCGCCTGCATAGAGATATGCGGGCTTTGTCAGTGCCAGTGTATTCAATTGGTTACCAATATGGGAGATCAGGAATGTTTAAGAGGATTGGAGAAGCTTGTGACTATTTGCCTAATAGTCCTCGCGGTGTTTATGATATCAACCCTTTGGTACCATAAACATCTGAATGAGATGGAAAAGCAGCAAACAAAAGAAGTTGAGTCCTTTATCAACCACAGTGAAATACCACAAAATTACAATAGACTAATTAGTTTATTATAATCAATTATAGAACTTAAACCCTATAAATAACCTACTATGACTAGAAATGAATTTGTTACCTCCTGGGTAATCAACTACACTACGAGTGTGAAATCTGCACGTAAAGCTGCTGAGAAAGAAATGGGTAATGACATGAATGACCTTGTAAAACACGCAGTTCTAATGGCCAATTTAGCCTATACTGAACTTCAGAAGAACGTTATTCCGCAGCCATGCCTTACCAGATAGATCCGGAAATATTAATAGCTACAGGCGTTGTACTGCTGGGTTATCTAGCCGTCTACATAATCAGGAGAGCTAATTCAGACGGTTAAATCGAGCTGTAACGCGGAATTCTATAGTTGAAATAGCATACTGCAATTACGATGATAACAAGTATCCAAAACCACACGGACTTAACATCAATATGCAGACCCCATTTATTTTTATCAAAAAACATAACCAAAAATATAAAAATTATATGAAAGCTTTAACAATCAAAAACCCGTGGGCATTATTGATTGCTCAGGGAATTAAGGACATTGAGAATAGAACCTGGAGGACTAAGTTCAGAGGTAGTATTAATATTCATGCCGGCAAGGATTACCCGTATGTATCGCTCACCGATCAGCAGGAGGATCTTATACGAGGTGATCTCCGGTACAACTTCATCAAAAGGAAATTCAATTGTTCTGCCATCATTGTCGAAGTGGATATTGTTGACTGTGTACTCAATCATGAATCAATATGGGCAGAACAAATGGCTTACGATGTATGTCCGGAGACTGGTATGCATATTTTAAGGAAAGGTCAGCCTTATGTATGGAACTGGGTTCTCGCAAATCCATTGCTTTATGATAAACCGATTGAAAATGTTAAGGGTGCACTTAGCGTTTGGGAACCGTTCTTAAATAAGTAGGCATAGGATCTTTTTGGAGATTACAATTAACGAACCCTAAGGAATAATCATAACATTGCTCGTATTCATTACCTATTAAATCTTCAAAAGTAAGTGTGATGTCTAGTGTGAGGTTCCCCTGATTCAATCTTTCCAGAGTTGTGGAGATAGATAACTCCAGGTCATGGATATAATTTCCAGATGCTATAATTTCTAACTGTATTCGTTTTTCATAAGGGCTATTGATTTTTGCATCAACGCAGTGAAAGGAAATATAAAGGTTGCGAGCATTATTTTTTAATAGGATGATCTTTAATTTTGAGTACAGAATACGATGCCCATTTATCTTGTTTCCGTGGGGTTCAGTTGCTATCGAAAGATCGAATATTGGTATATGTTCAATCCGGTACCGCTCATTTTCTATGAGGGTTATATGCTGTTGAGCTTTTTGAACTATTCGCTGAGAACGAAAAGTAAGTATAAGGTAAATAGCAGTGATGATAGTTACGCCTACCATCACCCAATCAGCAACGGAGCCCATAATATTAGTGTCAGTAAAATAAAAGTTGAATGAGAACATGGTTTAGAGTTTCTCAAAAGTATATAAATTATGAACGAATACGTCTACCACGGTGACAAGCTCACTGATCCTAAATACAAAAAGCAGCCATGTAAGGCGGTAAGGAAGAACGGAAAATGCATAAGAGGTAAGAATAGCAATATGCTAGTAGAGTTTACCGGTGGTGATAAAGTTGTGATCATGGCCAGAACTTTAAGGAAGATTAGGAACCAGAATTAAAGGATGAGTAAGCAGAAACAGCAGCAGAGATCGTACTAACAAGGTTCATTATATTATTAAACCGTTCTTTTGGTAACTCTCCTTCCAACTTAGCTAATTCTAGTTCCAATTTCGTGAAATTATTTCTAAAAACTTCCTCTTCAAAAGTAAAACCACCACGGTTTACAAAGTCATGAGCATCTAGCTCTACTTGTACCCTATAACGTAATCCTGAAAAGTCATGAGAATTAATTAATCCTCTTTTAGAAAATTGTCTAAGTATGCTTTGTACAATAAGATAATCATATTCAAAAGTTTTGGAAGTAATTGTCTGACCGCTTAAACCATTGTTAACTAATCTATTTAAAATATCATCCTTGATCGCTGGTGTAATTATCATACCCCAATATACAAAATGAAATCATCTGCCATTTTAAAAGCCGTTTACAAAGATTGTCTGGATCGGGGTTACATTCTCCATGGTGATCTGTTGCTGCCACCTAATCATCCGGATGCTCTAAAATTATTAGCAGTAAAACCAAAAAAGAAAAAGAGGGTAATTACCCGCAAGACCGGCTGGATAGATGACGAACGGAATATCAGGAACAAAGCAAACCAGCGAGATGCGTTTATGATGTTCGTTGAGCAGCAGCTGCATGTTGAAGTATGGCCTGAGTTCTACTTTAGTACTGAAAGGCTTTACCGGTTTGATTATGCAATTCCAATCCTGTCGAATTCGACACCTTTAAAACTGGCTATTGAACAAGAAGGCGGCATTTGGGCAAAAGGTAACAGTGGTCATTCATCCGGTACAGGCATCAGCAGAGACATGGAAAAGTCGAACCTTGCGCAATCTCAAGGATGGGTAGTGATCAGGAGAACGCCGGATCAGATGATTACCAGTGAGACGATTGAATTAATTAAATCATTAATCAAGCAGCGAATACCATTATAGAAAATATCCGCTGAACACCTGTTTTATAATAGCTAAAAGTTCCTGTGCATGTTCTTGTGTTACACCTAACTGAATGATGATACTAATTATTGTCCCTATAAATAGTCCTTGCCAATCAAATTTATTCATATCATTAGCAAGTGCTAAAAGATGATCTAATTTAGATTCAATGGCAAAATTCTGTTCAGAAGTTAAAGATATAGCTGCGATTGATGACTTTATCTGGGATATCTGTTGGCTCAGTATCAAGTATTCAGAATGTGAAAACATGGTGTTGTCAGCTGGGATAATACCCCTAAGGTTATTCATCTCCTGTGTTAATCTATCCCATTTGTCCGGTGCAGATATTTCCCTGTTTAAATTCTCTACCCAATGTCTAAAATGTATTGCTACTTCGGACCAAAGTGATGTACTTGTCGAATTTTGATATGTATTAGAGCCGGGGATAAAATCAATATACCAAGATGATGTTACCTTTTGTATCTTAAAATAATACTCAGAGTTAGTATATTGTATTCTAAATTGATTAGCGCCATCTATTACAGCAAACTGAGATGGTGTAAAACTATCATTTAATTCGATGAGGTCGTATAGACTATTTTTTTGGGAGGTAAGTAGTTTCATGTTATTAATCGCGGTTCGCAACAATGATAGTGAAAACTATGGCAAAAAATAAATAAAAAAAGATACTAAAAGCTTTGAAATATCAAAGTATTTAGTATCTTTGAATATGTTAAAATTAACAGTAACAAAGAAAGGATTTGATGTTCGTTTCAAGGGGACATTCAAATCGGTAGGAAGACTGATCAGACTGGTAATCAAGATCATCATCTTTTAAAGACCAACCGGGGGCAAGGCTCCCGGTTCTTCCTTTTGTTATTGCAAATATACTAATTATGATAAAACAAATCTTAGGGTATTTAAAAGCTTGGATCCGGGGAGAAGATGCTGAGCTGCACATTGACAAGACCTGGAGTTTTGCTTGGTGGGAGCTGGGTGCAATTCTAATTATTATTGGACTTATTATTTATTTGATATGCAGGTAGAAGGAACAAAAGCAGCCTTCGAGGCTATGATCAAAGAACGAGGTATATATAAGCGTCTTGGAGTTGACACCAGTACCGTGGCAAATTGGAAGGCATATCTCCGGGAAGGGAAGAGTATATCTCTGGATAAGATGGAGGAAATGCTATTTAGGTCCGGAGCCCAGATCGTTACAAACAAAGTTTGGCGTATATGTGATAAATATGAATTAAATCCTTGGAATAACAATTTGAGCTCACTAAAGCCCAGTGACGTGCGCATCGGGAACTACGTGAGATCTATCTATAATGGTGGAACAACTGCTATTGTGAGCGCCGAAATAATCATAAATTTAGAACATCCTGAAAGTACAACGTATCAACCGATTTTACTGAGTGAAGAGTGGTTATGGGATTTTAAATTTGAAAAAAAAGAAGGTGGCGTTGCGAATTCTTGGCATATAGGTCATAATCCCATAACTAAAGATTGGCTTATGGAGGTGGTGCAAATAGTTGATGATAATAGATTCTTCTATAGAAATTCTCATTTTAAATTAAAGTATGTTCATCAGCTCCAGAATTTGTATTTTGCTTTGACCGGCGAAGAGTTGACCATCGGAGCTCTGCAGAATGGAAACAATTGAATTGATAAAAGCAGTAATCAAATAAAGAACAAGAAATAATTAGATTTGAGTAATGAGAAACCCAGAAAGAATACCAATTATTTTAGATTTGATACAGGGAAACTACAAGCAATTTCTTGATGATCTGCACGTGGAAGTTGGCGATATTGATTCACTGATTAGTCTATACAATACTAAGAGGATTGATATAGAGGAATATTGGATGGCTAATCCAGATCTCAGACTCACTCAAGTTTTAGTGAATATGGGAATACTACAGAATATTCCTGGCGACTGGTATTATAAAGAGGAAACAGATTATGTTGTGGAAAAAGGATTCTGCGATTTTGAAGATGTTCATTTTTGGGGTGTTAATTTTGACGAATTCGGGAAACAGTTGCCAGCAACTTTACATAAGCCGCTTCGTGAACTTGACACAAATCATATCCGTGCAATAGTAAAAATGTTTGAAGGACACCATACACGATTAAAACATGGGTATATAGATTACTTTCGTAGCCGAATAGCAAGTGATTTTGATGTAGACGGTTTAATAAATAGTTTAAAATCATGAAAGCTAACGAATTGAGAATAGGGAATTATATTGCTACTGGAGGATTTGTACACAAAATTATGGCGATAAGCATACTACAGATTGAGACTGCAGTTCTAGAACCAGGAAGTAACTCAATATATTATAGACCTGTATTTACAAAATGCGAGTATTTATCAAATGGAGATTATTATCTGCGCTTAAATAAATCTTGGTTATTGCGTTTCGGTTGGGACCAAGAATCACAATCTATTTCAGTCAATGGATTTGAAAGTCTGATAGTATCGGAAGACGATGGAAAATCTGTGAGACTAATCGACTCCGCAGGTAATTACCTTTCAAAAAGCTTTACATACGTCCATGAGCTGCAAAACCTTTATTTTGCATTGTCTGGTGAGGAGCTGGCTTTGAAAAGCTGAAAAAAGAAAAGGGCCAACCCTTTTCTTAATCATATGTAGATAAATAATAAATTACCTTAGGGGTTTGGAAGACATTGCAGATGGCATTGCGGTGAAGTTATATTTATCACCATATTTCGCAATTACATTATTGATATCTTCTAAATCCTCTGTGTTTGCAGATGGTGATGCATACACTGCACTTACCAAAGTGTTCAAGTTGCACTTTATATTTAATCCTTTTGTAATAGTTTCTTGCGTGTAGTCAGGTCCAACGCTCATATCCGGGAATGTGATTCTGGGAGGCTGTTTAAATACTAGTGCACGAAGTTCATTTTCATAACTGAAATTATTTCTTTTTGAAAAGAAATGGCGGAAATAATTATCGAATTCTATTTTTTCTTCTTCATAATCCAAGTAAGATACCTTACCAATGTATACGTTTTCTTCATCAGTAATGCATTCTTTCAATCTCCCAACGGTTGACTTTATAACAACGCCATTCCTATTCTCGGCATAGTGACTCCAGAGTCCATCATTCTCGATTTCATTAATATGCCAACAACTAATACCGAAATATTTCGGTAAGTTTTTATATTGGTCACCTTTGTCTTTCAGAAAAGGTTTAGAAAATTGATGGTTTAATTTAATATACTCATTGTAATCTTGATAATCCTTTTTAGTCAGTGAACCTTCATGCTCGTCCTTAAATTTGTCTGATCGACAAAACCAAAGGCTATTAGATTCCAGGAGAAGTTCAAACTTTTCCTTGTTCATATATCTCCAGATAACTGTTTCATCTGGAATAGTTATCACCGATTCATGTTCTTGATATGGCATAATTAAATAAGGTTTTTTATTGCATCTTCGCGAGCTTTCAAAATAAACTCAGTAAGAGTTCCATTTCTATGCTCAGCAAAAAGCTCTTTATAATATAATTTATAGGTTAAAATCGAATTTAGCTGAAAGCTGTGCTGTTGCCGAAAAAATTACATTAACCCTGATATTAGGGGTATGAATGCACTAATGTTAATTATTAGTAAAAAGCAAATCGTGAGGTGATATTGATTAAAAATATAAAGGGGTTAACCAGAAGGCTAACCCCTAATACATAAACAGTCATTCATTGGTAGATAATGACCTTACTACAAATGAGCTTAAAATTTGGTTTTGATTTATTTCACTGACTATTGATCGATTCCATTAAGCCAGCGTGATTATTTACCACTTTATTCACTTCCTGGCTAACCCTGAATTTATTCATCTCATCGGCTGGATAACTGTCGCAAAGGGATAGTATCTCAGGAATGGGCAGATCTTTACTAAGCCATAACCTTTCATCTGACTTGGATAATATCACCGGCATGCGCTCATGGATTGGTTTAACCACATCATTTGCAGAAGTAGTAATAATTGTGAAAGTCTCATATGGTTCACCTGTTGCCGGATCTCTCCATCTGGACCATAAACCCGCGAACGAGAACAAATCTCTACCTGGCACCACAAAACGGTAAGGTAGCTTCTCTTTACCTGCCTTTTCCCATTCATAGAATCCATCAGCCAGAACCAGACAGCGTTTGGCTTTTTCTATCAATGGCCGGAATGATGTTTTTTCAAGGATTGTTTCTGCCCTTGCATTTAACATACTAAAACCGATCTTCTTTTCCTTTGCCCAATATGGCACTAATCCGAAATGCATTAGTTGTGCAATATCTGGTTGATCAGCTGTAATTACTAAACCATTGTCCGTAGGGGCTAAATTAAAGTTCGGTTTATAATTATCAGGAAGTTTAACCTGATAAGCTTTCAAAAGCTCTTTTTCAGACTTGCTTAATATATAACGTGCACACATACCTTTGATTTATTTTACTTTTAAAATGTCCGCCCACTTGCTGGTATAATTTGGACTCAAATATTTCCTTTTCATGGCCCAATGTGGCTTTAAGCTCTCACTAGCTATTCTTAAAGTGCCAACCCCGTAATGACTATTGATATCATCCATGATCTTACTAAGCTTGTCATTTAATACCCCATTAAAAGAACTAAACAAATTTAGTTGTACTTCAGTTTCAGGAATTAATCCGGTGGCCATAACCTCAACTTTTTGAAACATATATCCCGGCAGGTATATTTTCTCCAATCCGGATAAGGCTGCAGCAACTATATCGTGCGTATTATTTACTGGATGCACAAGAGATATGCTAATTGAGGGATATGCTTGAGGCTTATCAGTTTTAAAGCGATTAGTCAGTAATCTGATTGATAACACCGTAGCGCAACTATTATCCCTGCGTAATTTAAGCGCAAGTCTACTGGCATAGTTTACCGTGGCCTCTCTTAGATCATCAATGCTATTGGTCAGCTTGGAGAAGGCTCTGCTCGTACAGAGTCCCTTTTTTCGTTCAATAATATCAGAGAGTGGTATGCAGGACTTACCCCAAAGCTCATTCCACATTCGAACCCCTTGGATAGTTAACTTTTCCTGAATAAAACCAATGGGCATACCGCGTAGATCTGCTGCGGTATTTATGCCGATCTTAATCAGTTGCGTAGCGTACGCCCTTCCGATTCCCCAGAGATCTTCAACTTGATATTCTTTTAAAGCTGCTGTTATCACATCTTCCGTGTCAAGCACGCAAACCCCGCCGGTGCGTTTGCACATCTTATTGGCGAGCTTAGCCAGCGTCTTAGTGGGAGCAATTCCAACGCTTACAGGAATGCCGGTATTTTTAATCACTGCATTGCGTACATCGTGAGCAAACTTTTCATAACCGGTGGTTACAGGAACTTTGATAAAGCATTCGTCAATACTATAAACCTCGACATCTGGAGAAAAGCGCGCAATATTAGTCATCACTCTGGCACTCATATCGCCATATAGCGTATAGTTGCTGCTAAATACTGCTATTTTATGATCCTTTATTTCTTGCTCAATCATGTAAAAGACAGCACCCATCTTAATACCAAGTTCCTTTGCCTCGTTAGACCTGGCAATTACACATCCGTCATTATTTGAGAGCACAATGACAGGCACCCCGTTAAATTCAGGCTTAAAAAGCCGTTCGCAGCTCGCATAGAAGTTGTTGCAGTCGATTAGGGCAAACATATCAATCCAGCTTAATTATATCAGAGGAGCCTTCGCCAACTAATGGATTACACGCCCACGTAACCACACCGAATACTAAAATTCCATTTTCCTCAATTTTTATTGGTTTACGATCCATCGGGCCCTTGCTTAAGTATTGATTACTGACAAGCATACGCGTAAGCCACTCGCCCTCATAATGTCCCACAATGATAGATCCGTTACGTGGCTTTATCGATCGATCCACAACCAGCAGCGCACCTTTGTTTATACCCACCTGGATCATGTCATTATTCTCCATTTCAAAGTAATATGTATTAGTTGGATCCTTCACTAAGCGCTGAATGATGTGTAATCTTTCTTGAATGTAGTCGCCTGCGGGCGAAGAGAAACCAGTAACCTGTCCGGGATCTTTTAATGGCTCAAGATCGCTATCTCTCTCTGGTATGATTTTTCTAAGCATAACATATTGATTTGGGACTTCAAAACTACTAATATATTTAGCTTAATTACTAACAATATTAGTATTAATTTTAAGCGTTGGAATTTCAACCTACTTCAAAATCAAAATAATAGTGTTGAAATATGCTCTTTTATTATATTAGGAATAATATCTATATTTGTGCTAATGAGGCATTATAATCCAGCATTAGTTGTAGATATCCTACGTAAAGAGTATCCAGAAGTAAATAAAAGGATCCTTCAGCGTATCGACAATGATATTCCAATGAAGCTGGATGATTTGGAGCTAATTCCTTGTATTATAAGATCATTCAAGGTACATAGAGGAGTGGATCACATCGAGTGGATCAATAAATTGGGAAGTCGGGATATTAGTGAAGACCGGGAACTATTGCTTTCGGTCGTCATGCTTTTCTTTCATCCGGAAAAACTTATTCAGTTGACTACAGAGAAAGCACGGTACGGAGTGATGAGTAAAATGTCCGGCGAATTGAATTGCGGCCGGGATGTATTGAAGAAGAGCTTGACAGCTGTAATTGTGGCATTTAGAGTTTATAAATCATTCCATGAAGAAGCCTACCGACTTTATGAGCTCATTAAAATTGAAAACAAATTTTTTGAATATGGCAAAGCAGAGTAAAACAAAATATCCCGTTGATCGGGTGAAAACCAGCCAGGCATTTGACAATAGTGAAGTGTCGATTGAAATCATGACTACTCATCCCAGGGTAATTATCACAATTGGCGGCGGACTTTCTGAGGAAGTGGTAAGTGACCTGCAGAATGCGGTTGATGAGGTGTTGAAGCATCACGGTAAGTGAAAATTATAGAATGTGTTTCGAGTCCCGGGGTTAATTTGTAAAATAGTATGAGAGGATTAAAGTTAGATAACTTGGATTTTGATGCAGATTTTAATATAGATGATTTTTCAGACGAGTTAGATATTGAATTTGAAACGAGGTATATCAAACCACCGAAAGCAAAGGAAATAGCAGAGATTAATCTGAAATACAGTAAGGCTGAAGATTTAGCAAGGGATATTACAAAGCTCAGAGATCACCGTTATTTTGTTATTATAAATGGAACGTTTGTTTTTGGCGATTTCATTGAAGCGTTTCTGGTAGGTAATAACATCCATGTAAAAAGAATGACTATATCCACGTTATCGCTTTCAGAAAATAACGTGGATAGCCTGGCTAATCTCTTAAACGGAGGCTATGTAGATGAACTTAATATGATTGTTTCTGACTTCTTTTATTCTCACGAAAGAAACAACCTGATACCTTACCTCTACGAACGGTTAGATAAGAATAACAGATTCCAACTTGCAGCAGCATCTACGCATTGTAAGATTTGCATTTTTGAAACACACTGCGGTAATCACGTAGTTATTCATGGGTCAGCCAACCTGAGAAGCTCTTCTAATATTGAGCAGATAGTGATTGAAGAAAATAAGGTCTTATATGATTTCAATAACGAATACCAGAATCATATAATTGACAAATTTAGAACTATTAATAAAAGTATAAGAGGAAAAGAATTATGGCATCAGGTTCAAGTGGAAAATCTGGAGGGAGCGGAAGAGCCGGTAAAGGCAAGGCGTCGCAGGCAAAAAAAAGAACTCCTAAATTAACAGCAAACGCAAATGGCGATGGGGGATTTAACGGCGCTCCTTTTTAAATAAATAAAAATGCAAACTTCAAAAAAACCAACACCAGAAAAATTCCAGTCAGTTCTCAAATCAAAAGCAGGTAATGTATCTGAAGTGGCTAAAGCCTTCAAAGTAACCAGAAAGACCGTTTACAATTGGATAAATGGCAATAAAAAATTCATGGAGATTTTTGAGGATCAAATTGAATCTTTGATTGATTTTGCGGAAAGTAAGTTGTTGAAATCAATCAACAACGGAAGTGATACAGCTACAATATTCTTTCTTAAAACTCGTGGCAAATCAAGGGGGTATGTGGAAAAATCTGAGGTTGATCACACCACAAAAGGCGAAAGCATTAATAAGCAAGTCGAAAAACTTACCGATGACGAGCTGATGGAAAAAATAGAAAAACTTAGAAATAAAATGAAATGATATCCACTGCTCCTTCACGCACTTTATTGATTGAGCAGTTTTTACATGAGCAAGAACTTTACAAAAGAGAAGCTAAAAAAACCGTTCTTAAATTTACTAAATATACTTTCACCCATAAATTCCATGCCACTTGGCTCCATAACTCATACTATCAAAAGTTAGATGATTTTGCGAAAGGGAAAATAAAGAAACTCATGGTTTTCATGCCGCCACAGCATGGTAAATCTGAGGGTTCTACCAGGAGGCTTCCAGCGTACGTACTGGGTGAAGATCCGGATAAGAAAGTTGCTGTTGCCTGTTACAATTCCTCTAAAGCAAGGAAGTTCAACAGGGAGATACAGCGGATCATGGATGAACCTGATTATCAGGATTTGTTTCCCGATGCACGATTATCAAACGGATCAGATGGGTATGCCAGGACTAGTGATGAGTTTGAAATGCTTAATCATCGAGGCGGCTTAAAATCAGTTGGTGTAGGTGGGTCGTTGACAGGTGAACCAGTTGATATGCTGATTATGGATGATTTGTACAAAGATGCAAAATCAGCATGGTCACCTATTGTCAGGGAAAACGTCCAAGATTGGTATGATACAGTTGCGGATTCCAGACTGCATAATGATTCGCAGCAATTGCTGGTATTTACCAGGTGGCATCCAGATGATCTGGCAGGATATCTTTTAAAACAAGAGGGTGATGACTGGGAAGTCATTATTTATCCTGCTATTAAAGTAGGCGAACCCAATGAGTATGATCCGAGGCAGGAAGGAGAGGCTCTATATCCTGAAAAGCATAATATAGAAAAGCTTTTAAAGACCAAGAATAGAAATAAGCACGTTTTTGAATGTCTTTATCAGCAGAATCCGACAAGTAAGGTAGGATTGCTTTACGAACTGTTTAGGACTTATACCCCTGGCTTTCTTCCATTTACAACTAAAAAGAAAAGAAAAGCAAGGATTGATACAGCGGATAAGGGTAAAGATTACCTCTGTTCAATAACTTATGATGAGATCGATAGTGGAATGTATGTCACAGATGTAATTTACACTCAGGAAGGAATGGTTATAACAGAACCAAAAACCTCACTCCAGATGATGAAACAAGAGGTAGAAAATGCACTGATCGAAAGTAATAACGGTGGTGAAGGTTTTGCTAGAAATGTTGAAAACGGAACACGTGCACTCGGAAACACGAAAACAACGTTCAGGACATTTCATCAAAGCGATAATAAAGAGGTAAGAATCTTTACTAAGTCAGCTGATGTTACCAACATGATTTATATGCCTGATGGATGGGATAAATTATTTCCTAAATTCCATAAAGCAGTAACGGAATATATGGCTCAAGGTAATAATGAAAATGATGATGGCCCCGATACACTGACTGGTATGGTTGAAGATTTCGGTGAAGAAATGGATACACGTACAGAAAGTATAACAAAAGAAGAATTAGGATTTTATTAAATTATATATGAAACTAGAACTTATAATCAAGGAAGAATTAAAGGTGAACATCGAAGAGGCACGTAAGGATCCTTTGTTCAAGGATCCTAAAATCAATTTGAAGGATGAAAAGATAGTGTCAATTACCGATTGTATCCGGATAGCAGAAAGATATGCTATGAACCAGATATTACTGCATGTTCCAGTATGGAATCCTATATCTCAGGATCCGAGTGAGGTGGGATTTTATCATGTTTATAATGATTATCCTGGTGTTAACTTTCCTATTGATCGTGCTTATTGGGATGGCGTGGTATTCCGACCAATCAACGACAATCATCAGATACTTAGCCTACAGAATTTCAATAGCTTAACGCACTGGACCGAACCTTTAGCTGCACCTGTTACAATAGAGGATAATAACGATTAATCTATGAGATCATTCAGAATAAAGCCAATCCTTAAAGCTATGGACTTTTCTACCATCTTGCCTACTAAAATTGAGTTCATATGTACCACTCAGGTACTCGATAAAATCCTCTGTGATAAGGCTGGTATAAAATGGGATCAGCAATTAGCGGATGGCCTTGAAGAGAAAGTTAAACATTATTTCGTTGTTAAGACGAACATGGAGTATAATGTGGTATCCAGCCACATTCTTGATCCTTTTATGAAAGAGCATTCTATAAAGGTCATGATTCACCAGTCCGATAAGGCTAAAAAGTGCATTCAACACTATCTAAAAGCATTGAAATGAGCATCATTGATAAATTAAAAAAGTTTATAGGAATGGAGGAAGAAGATAAAGACCTTGTAACCTTGCTTACTGAGGGTTCAATTGAAAAAGCAAAGGGTAAGTTTAGCACCAGAACTGCAATGATTGATAAATGCCTCGAGCAGTGGAATACCGAGGATCATGAAATTACCAGTAAGCAAAGTAGGAAATTAGTTAAGGGTGACTTGTTGCATAGTTGGAATCTTCCGATCGCCTATCAGCGTAAAATTGTAAGTATGGCTGTGGCGTTTCTTTACGGTGCGCCTATTAAATTAAAACAGCAAAGCAAAGGGACAGATAAAGCTTTTGCTCTACTCCAGGATCTACGTGACGACATGCGTATGGACGCAAAGAATCAGGAGTGTGCCACCCTTCAGATGTCGGAAACTGAATGTGCTAAGTTATTCGTAGAGTACCGCGATTCAGATGCTGACCCGACAGATACTACTAAGTTCAATAGCGTAAAATGTATCTTACTCGCAAGGTCAAAAGGAGATATCATTCATGTCAGTTTCGATAGCTTTGGAGTGCTCAGGGCAGTTGGACGGGAATATAAAGTTCGGTACAACAATAAAGACATCGAGCACTTTGATGTTTACACTGCTGAAACTAACTTCTTCTGTAACCGCCAGAGCGGACGATGGGAGGTAGAACCGAAAATAAATCTGATAGGTAAGATTCCTATAGTTGTCAGGCAACAGAAAGAATCTGAATCTCATATTGTCGAGCCTCTGATCAAAAGAAGGGAATATTTAACATCGGCACGAGCGGATGTTAATACCAGATCAGGTGATCCAATATTAGTATTGGAGGGGGATAGAGTGGGGGATTTGCCAGATGCAGAAAAAACTGCAAAAGTAGTTCACCTTAAAAATGGATCTAAGGCTTACTACCTGGTACCCCAAATGTCAGTCGATATGGTAAAGGATGAGAAAGAAGATCTGAAGGAGCTGATCCATTACATAACAGACACACCAGATCTATCCATGGATAAGATGATGAGCTCCGGTCTGAAATCAGGTAAAGCAATTGAAATGGCTTTCTTTGGCTCAACACTTAAATCGAAAAGCAAGCATGGGTATGAAGCCGAGATGATTGATAGGGAAAATGAGATTCTAAAAGCTTTCATATACAAAGTAATCGATACAAGTCTGGAGGGTGAAGTCAAAAAGTTGAAAGTGACAGTTGAATTCGGAAATCCACTTCCTGATAATATGGAAGATTTTGTAAATATCCTGAGTGTGGCGACCGGTAGTAAACCGATCATGAGTAGGAAAACTGCAGTTGAATTAAATCCAATGATCAAAGATGCGGACGCGGAGAATAAGTTGATAGATACTGAAGAAATGAGTATTCCTATTGAATAAATTATGCTCTATTATAATATGGGGAATAATGTTATATTTGCAGTGTATTCATTGTTATTCAACGGGTAGTTGTTTGGTTTAAGTTAGGCTAAGAGTGTGGTTCCTCTTAGCCTTTTTAGTTTTATAAATATGCCAAAAAAGACAGAAAGGGATTTTGAAGCCAGGCACCTGGGGGATATCAAAACAGAACAGCTGAAGATTAGGAATTTGTATGAAAAAGCAATAGCAGATATTTATAAAATAACTGGGATAATCAAGTTTAACGGCGGTGTTTTCAACATTACACGATATCCATCCTTTAGTAAAAAAGTAGATGATATATTATTGACACTCAGTAAAAATATGACCTTTACATTAATTAATGGTGCAAAAGGACAATGGAATCTTGCTGTCAATAAAAATGCTGCGGTTATTCATAAGAACTACGGATCCGGAAAAATCAGCCGTGCTGTCAATCGTATGATATATGATCCGCAGGAAAAGGCAATGGAGGAGTTTATTCATCGCAAAATAAATGGATTAGGCTTATCTGATCGTGTTTGGAAATACACCAATCAATTTAGAACAGAAATTGAACAGAATTTATTTGCAGGATTAAGCGAAGGAAGATCGGCTGCAGCTATGGCGCGAGATCAGGCAAAGTATCTCGAGATGCCAGATATGCTCTACAGGAGGGTTCGAGATGCAAGTGTAAAAACAAGCCTACAAAAGCGTGAACTTGTTTTATCTCCGGATGCAAAACGATATAAACCTGGTAAGGGAATTTACCGATCGAGCTATAAGAATGCAATGAGGCTCACACGTGACACAAATAATGACAGTTACCGGCAATCGGATATGGTAAGGTACAAGACATTACCCTTCATACTCGGTTATAACGTTAACCTTTCAAACCGTCATCCGATTACAGACATATGCGATGATCTCCAAGGCACATATCCGGTAACCTTCGTTTGGCTGAAATGGCATAATCAATGTATATGTAGCTGTACCTCTAAGTTAGCAAGTCCTGAAGAATATGCTCGTTATGAGCAATCTATAATTGATGGTACCTCTGATAAATTCATATTCACTGGAAGGGTTAACGAGCTTCCGGCAAACTTTAATTCCTATGTTGAAAGTAAGCAAGGATCGATGGATAACTGGAAGAGGAAACCCGAATGGGTGCTTCAAAACAATGTCAAAATCTAATAAGCTATCCCCAAAGGCTATTGGTGAAAGCTTAATAAAAAGTCGCGTCTATATCCTTGGTAATTTTATGCGTATTCAAAAAACAGCATAATAAACTACTATGTACGAAAAGATTCTTGCACAACTGATGGCTAAAAACCCAGGGGTGTCGAAAGCAGTTCTGGGACTAATTGCAACTAAAATGGTGGCAAAGGTAACAGAGGAAGATCAAATTGAAGGGGCTATCACAGACTTTGAAAGCAACTCACTTGTTTCAATTGCAGATTATGCTTCCTTAGTTCAAAAGGATGGTGATAAACGTGTCGCTGATGCTTTGAAAAAAGCTAAGAAAGATGCAGGTATCGTAGAACCTGATGAAGATCCTGAGAAAGGAAAAGGGGGCGGACAGCCGGATATCGCTAAGTTGATCGCAGATGGAATAGCAGCAGCTATGAAACCTATGACTGACATGCTCGGAACAACCAAGGTGAAAGAAACTAAAGAAGGCTTACGTAGCGCTCTTAAGTTGAAAAACATTCCTGAAGATTGGGCTGATGATGTGCATATCGGTGATGACTTCGATACAGAGGGTACTATCACACGACTGGAAACAAAATGGAACAATGCTAAACAGGTAGCAATCAATTCTGCTGTTGGTGACGGATCGGTTAGGTTAGGAAACGTCAATGGCGCGACTAAAATAGAAGATTCGATCAAGGAATTTGGTAAAACGGTGACGCCAAAAGAATCCGGATTTAACATTGTAGAAGTTTAACAACTATGGGTTTATTTAATTCAAGTAGATCAGATGTAGCTGGAAGGCCTATGTTTCCATCACCTCAACACCTGCAGGATTTCCCAGGCGGAGGTACATTGGATAAAGATCAGTTTCCGGAAGGGACGATCTTAAGGACTGCCACAATCGTCTCCTTTGACGAAGCTACAAGCATTTTCAAAGTTCTAAAGACTGCTACTATTGTAGAAGCAGCAGCGGCCGATGCAGTCGCTTATAAAATTGCTAAAACCGTGAATGATAATGATCAGCCCCATCTAATTTTAAAGACAGATGTATTGGCTAAAACAGTTGGTGGTCCCTCGTATGCAGTTGCTACCATTGATCAGACAAACTCAGCCTTCGACACTATTACCTTCGGTACGTCCTTAGGAGCAATGGCTGTTGGGGATGTATTGTTTCATTCCGCGGCAAGTGGTGCCGATAAAGGTGCATTGAAAGTTATTCCCAATGGAGTGCTGAGAAATGACATCGTTGTTGAGAAAAACACATTTGGCCCTATAATTCGCGTTGGTGCTGTTTATAACAGACGCTTACCGTTTAAGGCACCTCAGGCGGTGAAAGATGCCCTGAAAGGTTTTATTTATTTCTCTGAACAACGCTAATAAAAAATGGTAGGATCAGTAATTTCAGAACTTGCAGGAAAGAAAAGTCTGCAGGTTTATATTGACGAGACAAAGGCAAAGTACGCTGGTATTTTCTGGCCGTCATTGCTCAAAACCGTCCCGTCCGATAATTTAAAATGGAGTGCAGTAATTGGTGACCGTAAAGCTGGTGTTGCTGGTAATGTTACGGCATTCAATGTTTCGGCACCGTTGCATACCCGTGATGCACTTCGTGAGAAAGATGGTAGAATTCCTTCAATACGTGGAAAGCGTGTGATGGACGAAAACGATCTTCATAAGTATTTGGAACTTTCCAAGCAGAATAACCTTGATATCAATCGGGTTCTGGCTCTTATTTATGATGATATTGAGTTTTGCTCAATTGCACCACATAAACGAGTTGACTGGATGACTGCGAAAATGCTCTCAACTGGTGGTAAGATCTCTTTTCAATCTGATAATAATGTTGGAGTCGTTACTCAGTACGATGTAGATTTTGGAATGCCAGCCTCTCACAAAACGGGTACAACGGGTGAAATTTGGTCAAATGCTGCAGGTTCAACTCCTCTGAAGGATTTAAAGACAAATTTCTTTGAGCCGTTAGCTGATTTAGGAGTAGGTGGTGGTGTGATCAGAATGCATCCTTCAAAAGTCTTTGATCTTCTGAACTCGAACGAAGTCTTAGCGAAATTTGGATTACTTTCAAACGGTAAAACAAATGGTATTGATCTTTCTCTTCAAACGGTCAATAACTTTCTAACTCAGAATAGCTGGCCGACTATACGTCCATTTAATGCTTCTGTCGGTATAGAGGTAGATGGTAAGGTAGTTTATTCGAATCCTTTTGAGAAAGACAATATTGTCTTTACTCCCGACGGACAAATTGGATCGCTGCATGTTGCTCCAATCGTGGAGAGAGATCGTCCAGTTGATGGTGTGACTTATGCAGAATACAATGGTAACCTGGTTAAAAAATACAGCAAAACAGACCCTGTTGTAGAGTTTACTGCATACGAGTACAATGCATTCCCTTCTTTCGACACAATCGATCAATCATTCATTATGAATACTGCTCGTAAAGGATCCTTCGCAGCATAATAAAATGGAAGAATTAACAATAAAAGAAGCTTTAACCAGCCTTGTCGATTTCACTATCCCTAGATCAAGGGTTTTGAAAGCACTAATCGATGCTAATCTTGATGGCAGCGCTATCTATAATAAAAAAGATGAGATGTTAGTCGACCTATGTATGGCTGAGCTTCTTTTATCGTTGCTTCCATATAAAAGGATCACTGAGGGTGGATATACTGTAGAGTTACCAAGCCCAATTGATATGAGAATCGTAAGATCTGCTCTTTTAAAGAAATGGGGGATAGTAGAAGATGATCCAGAAGAATCATCAATAGAGGATATCAGTAATAAATGGTAATGATTGTTCAATATCCTCATACCTTGAAATTTGATAGCGCTTCAGGTGCAACTACTGAGATTGATGAAAATGGTGATACTGTGATCATCCCTGGTGTTACAACGACAGTGGAAGTTCAATGCAGATTTGAACCAAATTCAAAAGGCCAGTTCCTGATATCGAATGACGGATTACAATTGTATTATGCTTGGAAGGTATACATGCCTCTCGGTGAAGTGAAATTACAATCAGGGATGGTGATTACAGGCTTCCAGAATCAGGATGTAATTGCGTTCGGCACCGTACAAAGGTTCAGTGAAGGCCAGTTAAATTCAACGGCATGGCTATAAAGCCTAGTTTCACCAATGCACAGGTCCGGAAAGAACTTGAGAGGCAACTAGAAAGGATTGAATCTGCAATTATTAGTCGCCTTCAGTACATCGGAGAAACTTTTGTAAATAATGCCAGGCTTAATGGTAAATATTTGGATCAGACCGGTAACCTGCGAAGTTCGATCGGATACATAGTAATGAAAAACCGAAAGGTCGTTAAAGAGAATTTCGAGAAATCCGGTAAGGGTGGACCGAAAGGAGTTTCTTCAGCGAAAGATTACATCAACAAGTTGAAGCTGAACTTTGGTAATGGGTACGTTCTGATTGTTGTCGCCGGAATGGACTATGCAGCAGCTGTTGAAAGTAGGGGTAAAGATGTATTAACAGCAAGTTCAATTATTGCGAAAAAGGATTTACAAGCTGCAGTAAGAAACTTCAGAAAAATGTTAAAGTGATCATGGGAAATACTTCAATATCGGTTTTAAATATGCTCTTTGAGTACACTAAGAATAGTGTTTTGATGAGAAATGCTTTAAGACCTACAGGTAAGATTTGCAAACTGCAAAGACCTGGTAATTCTGAGTTGGAGGATATTGTAATAGATCCATTGGCAAATGTGAAGGACGATGTAGATGAAGGAGTTCTGGTAATCAACATTTATGTGCCAAATCTGGACTACAGCAAAATCCAAGGACATCCGATGCAATCTGACAAAAGTCAACCCAACACTAAGCGCCTGGGTGAACTCTCTGAGCTGGCAAATGAAGCATTTGAAGACGGTGAAGATATCTGGGATGAATCAGGAGAATGGTGCTTTAAACTACAACAAGACGGTGTATATGCTGACACCAATAATCAGCATTATTTGAATTTACGAATTGAGTTTTACTCTATTAATTAAATAATTATGGCAAAGAAATTTTATGCTTTAAAGGCCATTACTATGGGCGCACCGGCAGAAGACGGAGGTATGGGACTAGTGTTAACAGAACTCTTAGGAGCCACTGTTAAAGGTACAGCGACATTGACATCATCCACTCCCGAAACAACTGACGTAGAGATCGAGGAGTCCGATGAAATTTATGATGAGCTGGAAACAAAAGCGGCTGTCTGGACACTTGCAGCAAGTACCTATAATGTAACTGCTGCTACCATGAAAGAGTTCTTTGGCGGTACTGTTGTGGCTGGAGTTTGGTCCGCGCAAGTTGGCGGAGCAACTGTAAAGGTCGAAAGATCCGTTGTTGCAGAAACTCGAACAGGCATCAAAGTAAGTTTCGTTAAAATGAAACTTACTGGTACGGCAAACCTTGCTTTTGACAAAACAAAACTGGGCCAGATAGACTGGACCGCGAAGGTTTTAAAACCTGATAAAGCCAATACCCCTGCATTCTCAATTGATTTCGGTGTATAAAACTTATAGCCCCCTTCACTGGGGGCTTTAACTATCCAAATGGACAAAAAAGAAATATTAAGGCTTGTAGGTGAGTCTAATACAGATTTGCCGAAAGAGTTCATCGTAAATATCAGACCCTTTGGAATATTTCAGCGTCTGCTAATGAAAATTGGAGTGATGAAAAAACAACGTGTTTTGGAGATCAGTCCAATTTTAGTGCAGAACCGGTGGAGAGTATCCACAAAGGCAGTTGGTCTTCCCGAAGATCTTTTTGTGAATGGTACATTCCAGCTGAATAAAGCGTGGGCAACGATTAAAGATCATAACGAAGATTTCATTTACATAGTAGCTACATGTGTTCAGAATGATAAAAGAGAGCCTACAAAGGCCCTGAAAGACTTTATCAGATGGCTACCGGAAAACATATTCCTTGATATGCTTGATGTGTCGCTCAGTATGGCGGGAGTACCAAATTTTATGAACTCTATCATCTTAATAAACGGAAGCAATGTCCTGAATGTCAAGGAGCCGGATGCGAGTCCTGCGACGACACAGGTACAGTAAAAGGTGAGCCCAGCAATGACCCGGGGGATAATAGCCCGTGGAGAATGATCGGTTCATACCGAAAATATTTCAAATGCAGTCGTGAGGAGGTCATGAATATGAGTTGGATCAATTTCATAATGGATTTGGCTTCGATTCCTGATACAAGTAGCGCAACAACGAAGCAATCTGAACAGGAGAAACACATATCTCCAGAAGATGAGGCGGCAGAATTAAGAAAGGATTTAGGAATTTAAAATGGGTGTATCAGTTACTGGTGGAGGTTTACATTTTGATGCAACGATTGATGGTAGCCAATTTCAGGCTCAGATCAATCGTATGGAAAGCGATTTAAATCGAATTACAAATAAGGCTATCAACCAGGGCAATGAAATTGAGAACTGGGTTAAGAAAGCAACTTCTGCAGCTACAGCATTTTTCTCGCTGAACGCGGCTCAGGGATTTATTTCAACATTAATTGATGTAAGAAGTCAATTCCAGCAATTGGACATTGCCTTTACCACGATGCTCAAAAGCAAGGCAACTGCCAACGCTTTGATGAAGGAATTAGTAACCTTCGCAGCCGAAACTCCATTCGGTTTGAAAGATGCCGCCAGTGCAGCAAAGCAGCTATTAGCATATGGGTCAACTGCTAAAACAGTTGTCGGTGAATTACGTATGCTTGGGGATGTAGCCTCTGGTGTTTCGGTACCTATTGGTGATCTGGTTTATCTTTACGGAACTTTAAAAACACAAGGTCGTGCATACTTAATGGATATCCGACAGTTTGCTGGGCGCGGTATTCCTATATATGCTGAGCTTGCTAAAGTACTTAAGGTAAGTAAAGACGAAGTTTCAGCATTAGTTACAGCTGGAAAGGTTGGCTTCCCTGAGATCGAACAGGCATTCAAGAATATGACAGCTACTGGGAGTATGTTTGGCGGTTTAATGGAAGCACAATCTAAAACATGGACTGGCCAGATTGAGCGTTTTAAAGATGCCTGGGACGTCATGTTAAATGAGATAGGTAAATCTCAGGAAGGATTATTTGCTACCGGGATATCAGGTTTAACAGCCATGGTTGAGAATTACCAATCTATAATTGATATCATCACTGTTTCGGTGGCTGCATATGGAGTATACCGGACCGCACTTCTTGCAACTGCCGCTTTCGAAAGAGTCTCGACTGCTTCAAAATTCGGATTAGCATTAGCAGTTAATCAAGAAAGTGTTGCTAGAATCGCTAACGCTCAAGCCTTAGCTGTTGAACTGCGTGCAGAAGTTTCAAACCTAGCCATCAAAAAAGCATCAGCAACTCAGGCTGCACTTAATGCTGTACAATCACAAGCCAGTGCAGTAGCGTCCTTAAGGGAGGCTGAAGCTAAAATAGCAAATACAGCTACCAACAATGTAATCGCTGCACAAGAGAAAGCTAGTATTGCTAGAAAAGCAGCATTAGCTGCAACATCACAATTCTATACTGCTCAACAGCGCTTAGAAACGCTTTCTAAGACTGAAAGTAGTGCTGCAGAATTGAATCATTTGCGCGCTCAAGTTAGTAACCTGGCTGTGAAAAAAGCTGCTGCAATTCAAGCCGCTATAAATGCTGCTGCTAATGTTAAGGTAGTGGAATCTAAGGTTCTTGAAGTGTCAACTGAAAAAGTTTTGGCAGCACAAGAAAGGGTTGCAATCACAAGGAAAGCTGCTCTTTCAGCATCTTCAGAATTTTATGCAGCTCAGCAGAAATTAGAGGCAACAGCAAAGGTTGCGAATTCAGCAGCAACAGTTGAGCTTACTGCAGTTGAAAGCTTGAATGCAGCTGGTAAAAGAATACTTGCTAAAGCAACTGCTGCCTACAATACAGTATTAGCTGCATCTCCGGTCTTAGCGTTCACAGCTGTAATCACTGCATTAGGGCTTGTAATCTATTCTTTAACTCAAATTACCAATGCTGCTGAAGAATCGCAGAGATTGTTGACAGAATCCCATGAGGAGGGGGGCAAAACCGCTGATTCACAGAAAAGGAAGATTGATCTATTAATTGCTGTTTTAAAGGATGAAACTTCTACAGTTGAACAGAAGAAAGCGGCGTATGACAAACTACAGGATACAACCGAAGGTGTTTTAAAAGGGTATTCGCTGGAAGAGATTGCGATCGGAAAAGCTGTTTCATCTCTGGAAGATTATATAGTCAAAATAAGAGAAGCCGCTTCTGCAAGAAAAGCGTTTGCTGAATATAACGAGCTTGCTGACCAGATGGATGCCTTGGAAAGGCAAGGAATATCTTCAATTAGTACATGGACTAGGTTGGGGCGTTCAATTCAAAATACCTTTTCACCAACTTCGAAAGGGTTGTCTTTTGGTGAGTGGGCAAATGAAGTGTTTGACAGCAAAGCTGCGTCAGATAGGATAGTAGGACAAGAAAAAGGAGTGCTACAAGACGCTATGGATGCTTTGAAAAAAGAATTCGGGGGTAAGTTCAATGAAATTATAAGTGGGACTGATGAGACCTCTACATCTACAGTTAAGAAATCGAGAACGGTAGATGTTATTGACGCCGACATCAAAAAGCTTAAAGAAGAACAAACAGCTGTTTCGGAAACTTCAGCTCAATACAAAAAATTTCAGAACCAGATTAATGCATTAGAGGCAGAACGAACACGAATAACTGGCGCTTCAGCGAAAGCCTCCCGGGAGGAGGATAATTCGTTGAAGAGAAAAGCTGAAATGTTAAACAAAATATTTGAATTAAACGAGAGGTATATCGCGAACTCACTAACAGATGATGAGCAAAAGTTACAGTCGATCCGTAATGCTTACAAAGCACTCCAAAGGGATATCGATATCTATAATGCCAATCCAAAAAATAATAAAGTTAACCCAAACCTGAAACCAGCACTTGAGAAGGCTATTGAAAATCAGCAGTATGCAAACGACACTAAAATTCTTCAGGTTGAACTTGACAAGCAGAAAGACCTTTATCAGCAATACGAAGAAAATAAAGTCACCTTAGGTATTACTGCAGCTGAGAAAATAAGGCAGAAGAACGGTAACTATTTCAATGAAGAGCTGGCAGAAAACAAAGTAAACTACAGTACCTATTTAGAATACCTGGAGGCTCAACGAGCAAAGCTCTTAGACAAGGATCCAATGAATATGTCAGGTCCTGAATTGGAAAGGCTTTCAGATTACAATAAAAGAATAGATGAGCAGGTTAAGTTGCAAAAGGAAGCTTATGCGGTACTTCTTAATGACAATAGTACATATCAGCAATTAAAAGCATCAGCAACTGAACGGTACAATAAAAAGATTAGTGAATTAGCTGGGAATGAAAATGCCGGTCGTAGGGCAGTGTTAACCAAAGGATATCAAGATGAAGTCAATCATCTTTCTGAGGCAATGCTGCAAAAAACTGATATTTATAAAAAGGCCGCTCAGGAAGCTTTAATATTAACCAGGCAGGAAACGATTAAACAGATTGCCGCCTTAAATAATCTGATTGAATCAGGGTTGATACCCACTGATCAGGTAGCAAAGATCCAGGCAGAAATTAGTAAGCTTAAATTTAACCTTAATATCGGTGTAAATGAAGGTAATCTCAATTCACTTAAAGACGAATTTACAAGAGTAGCAGCCCAATTAAAAGTAAAAGATGAAAACGGCACTGAGATAATTCTTAGCGATGATGATTATAAATCTATCATCACAAGACTTGCTGAAATACAGACTAAAATTGATAATATAGTTAATCCTGGTACTGGAAAAGTTAAATCAGATTTTGCAAAAGGGCTTGAGGAAAGTTTTGATTACCTACAGAAGGGAAAAGGTGCCTCTGACGTTGCTAAGGGATTATCAAAAGATCTTAGTCAGCTGTCATCCGGATTCAATGAGCTTTCAGGAGCATTAGGTGGCAACGATACGCAAGCAGGTTATTTGCTGGATACTATAGGGCAATTAACTAAAGCCGGATCAGATGCTGCGGGCGCTTTCGCTTCCTTTGCCAGTGGAGACATTATCGGTGGTATTACCAAGACAATGAGTGCGGTTACCTCAATAATTTCTATAGGGAGAAAAGTAAAGGAAATGAATGCTGCAGCCCGTAAGGAAGTCGAGACTTTCTATGCAAATGCAATCGCCGGTGAACGAGAATATCAAGATCTTTTAAAGCAAAGAGAGCTTCAAACGATCAGGAATAATAAGATTGCGTTGCAGGGAATTCGCGATGAACTCAAGCTGAGGAAATCTCAAAATGATGAATATGCTAAAGAAGCCAACGAGATTATGGCTAAACTCAATACTAAGAGTTTTATTGCTTCTGAAAGTTATACGCATGGCACTTGGTTAAGGAAGGCGAAAGTCAATAAGACATATAGCAGCTTGAATGGAATGGGATTCGAGCAACTGAGTCAATTGCTTGCACAAGGTAAACTTGAAGGTGACGCGAAAGCGCTCGTTGAACGCTTAAAGGAATTGGAATCCAAGGGTTACGATGCGCAGCAGGCAATAACCGAACTTGCTAGAGAGACATCAGAGCTTTTTACAGGTACTACATCAAGCAATCTAACTAATACTTTATCTCAAATGTTTGCTGAAGGAAAAACATCTGCAGCAGATCTGGCAGATTTCTTCAAACAAAGTATGGATGATGCAGCATTAAGCATTTTCAAAAATAAGGTATTAGCAGGTGCTATGGAGTCATTCTACGCGGAGTTTGATAAGGCTGCACAAAGCGGTGATGAGTTGACCTCTGATGAAATTGCAACGCTTAATGGCTTATTTACATCACTGACTGGTGATGCACTTAAAAAGTTTGAAGAGTTCAAGAAAATTACAGGCTCTGACCTGATGGGTAAAAGCACGGATCAGCCTGCTTCTGGTGTCTCAGGTAAAATTGTTGGGGAAGCATTGACCGAAGGGACAGCTAATAGAATGCTGGGAATATCTATCGGACAGTATGACGAGATCAAACGCCAGGGTATAGAGGCAAGGGCATACTTCGAAATGGCTGTATCAAATTTTCAAGTTCAGGTAAGAATTGAACAGAATACCCTCAGAACTGCTGACAATACTGATCAATTAACCAGGTTAAAGAAAATCGAGGAAAACCTAGATCAGATAGCGAGTAATACAAAAATTGATAGCGGATCATCTCTCGATCAGCTCTTAAGAAACGGAGGGATCAAAGCTTAATGTACACTTTGAAAAATATAGTTCTTGCTGATATAGGTTATATTCCCGGCCGTCAAACGGATAGTAATATCGCACTATCAGGTTGTTTTGATATGCCACAAAGGTTAGGTAAAACTAGCCACTCATGGGCGGATGAGCCCGGAATTGAACCATATGTTTCGTTGTCAGATATTCAAAGCGGAGGTTTTTCCGGTAGGAATCTGAACCTTACTGGTTTTATAAAAGGGACCGACCGGGAAGATTGTGAAAACAAGTGTAAAGCTGTAATTGGAATTTTTGCCGATTTAACAGACCTAATCCCTTTGACAAGTAAATGGGGGCAGTTCATGGTTCTATTAAATGGGGTAATTCAATTTAAATATCTCAGTAATAATTACCTCACAGTAGACATTCCAATGCGGGAACCTGAACCTATTATGCCTTCTGAATTGACATTCACCGGAAACAATGATACGGGAATTGATGGAATTAGCTTTCAACAACTCGGCGGGGCGTTCCTTGGATTAGCCAATAGAAGGAATCGGCCAGATTCAAAAGCGAGTGATATTACTACGTATGGTAAAGATGGATATCAAATAACCCAGCGATACGCTCAGGAGATGACGCTCAGGATGGCAATCAAGCAACCAACATATGAATTGTTCAAAGAAAAAATAGATTTTTTGATGTCATTGTTTGCAGCTCCCGGTTTACGTAAAATCAAGATCCCAAACGATCTGTCTCGTGAGTTTTTTGTGAAGGATGGCTTCACCGTTAATAACCTTTACTCAAGGCCGGACTTTATGTTCGGGATTATTGAGTGTGTAATTGTTCAGGTTGAGGGCATAGTCAAAAAATACAACCAGACCATAACCTTTCCGGCAATCGTAAATAAGTTCGTTGATTCAGAGGATTTCTGGCCGCAAGTAAGTGTTTCCTCAGGTTTACCAATCACACTTACAAGTAGTAACGAATCAGTAGCAGAAGTGCTTAGTGGCAATAGAATTCATATTACTGGGATTGGCCAGTCAATAATAACGGCGACTCAGCCAGGTAACGAACAATTCAATGCGGCTACGCCGAAGATTCAAATCTTAAGGGTAACCGAAGCAAATAATCAATTCACATATACATTTCCATATCCTTTATCATAATGGCTTTAAACTTAGGACCAGACAAACAAACTGGACAGCAGCACACTGCCCAAGAATACAATGCTTTTAAAGCCGCAATATTAGGGCTTGATGAAAGTATGCAGCTCTTTATTTTAGAGCTTCTAAAAAAGGCGAGTCTGTTGAACGGTAAAATTCCTTTAACTGAGTTGCCCGACGTAGTAATTGTTGGCATGACGGGATCCGGAACAGCAGAAGATCCTTATATTATACCAGAACAAGGTTCGGGCGGGCAGGTTAGTGCAGAGGCCTACCTTAAAGCGCTGCCAGGTTATGTGGAAGGTGAGCAAAAGATTCTTTACTCAGCGCCATTTTCATGGGGGCCGATTCCGGCAGGTGATCAGGATGAACTTGCGAAGCCAACTCTTACAATGGGAACGCCAACTGTGAATGGTGTACCGATGAATTGGACACAGGTTGTTGATGCTACATCATATACCGTGCAACGTGCATTATCAGATGTCTTTGCTGATGCGGTGGTGATTTACTCCGGCAACGGTAAATCATTTGTAGATATTGGACTGAGCGCTAAAACAAAATATAATTACCGGGTACGTGCCACGGCAACCGGTTTTAAATCCAGTCAATGGGATTCTAAAACAATTACGACGCCGGAACAGGGTAATATTACTCCACCAGCTCCGACTTTGCCTGTAACCAATGATAGTGCAGATACATTTGATTTTACTTTTGCAACCGGATATGCTGCAGTAGCTGATTATGAATTCACTTTAGATGGAGGGTCGGCATATGTTCAATTGACGGCTAAACCTTTGGTAATTGGAGATGTAAGTAAACCGGTTGGTCAAGTTGGCGTAAGAGTTAAAGCTGCCACCGGAAGGGATTATTCTGCAACCTTGTTTAACACAGTGGCATTTTTACCAGTTCCTATTACACCTCCAGCACCCACAGCAGGTATCGTAAATAATGATAATGACACTTTTGATTTCACCTTTGCTCTAGGATATAATAATATAGGAGACTACGAGTACTCTTTAAACGGTGGTGCTACGATTCTGCCGTTGAGTGTGAAGCCAATCATAGTAGGTGATTTGGCATTAGCTGCCGGGCAAGTCCGCGTACGTGTTAAAGCAGCCATTGGCCGTAATGCATCAGCATGGTTGATGAATTTAACCGCATTTACAATAGCGCCTCCAGCGACAGTTCCACTGACTAAATGGGTATCAGTATTGAATGGTACGCTAACCGACAATAACATTTCGTTCACCAGTTCTCCAGGTTACGGACAAGGATTAAGTAAATATTACATTCCTGCAGGCAGTATTGGTTTTGTTCAATTCACTGCAGATGTAGCATTGAACGGAGCTATCGTATTGGATCCTGGAAATACGCAACCTAACAATCAAGCATTAATCCGTATGGATTACTCAAATGAGCGTTTTAAGGTATTCTTAGGACCTGATGATCAATTTGTAAATCCAAGACCCGCAGCGGGTCCCAACTTAAGGGGACGATTAAGATGTGATGGAGTTTCGCTGTATGCAGAATGCAGTACCGATGCTGGCTCAACTTGGGTTATTATGAAGCAAATGGAACAGCCTATAATGGATCTTTACGTAAAAGCATTCGTTGACGTAAATACAACCGCACCAGTTAAAAATATTAGAGGCATGAACTTAACTGAGACGGCATAATGACAGTCATTTTAAAAGGAAGAAACATCATCAATATACCTAGACCAATTGATCCAGGAAATCCCGGTGAACCTGGTGGATCGGTAGTGAAAATTACCGTAACATTTGCAGGTGCTCCTGGAATAGCAAATTCGACGATACCGACTTTCAAGTTTAATAAATCCAAAGGTATTGCACTGGAATTTGATGATGCTGCGATAAGTGCTGTTGATGCCTTCGAAAAACTTCAAAGTACCTTTTACAATGATGGTTGTGGTAATCAACGCAACTATGCAATGGGACTTGCGGTGAATGGCCGCAACCAGTTTAACGATGCTGAAATTGGGGACTATCCTGGTCAAAATGCATCTTATGTACAGCGGATGCCAATGATATTAAAGGGGCTGGATATCATGAACCACTCATACTATCATGAGCCTGAAGGTAACTTCAATTACGGTAGTGACCGGGACCGCAATATAAAAGAGCTGGACGATATGATTCTTGAAAAAGAAAAATATAAGATGAACTGCTTAGTGGTGCCCACATCCTGGGCAGGATTTCATACTGCAGCTGCCAATTACGGTTATATAGGTGGGTCTTCTGAAGGTGTGTTTGATACATTTCCACCAACCCCTGAATATAATCCAAAGGCCAAATTGGAAAATATTCCTAAAGCTCCTTATGTTGCAATCAAACGTGGTTTTACCGATAACTGGACAATGTCGGGCAGTCAATGGGAACTGATCAATGAGCTTTTTGCTGGGAATGAATTCAACTTCTTTGAGATTGGCACCCATGGGATAAATCAGGCCTCCCAGAAGACAAATTTTAATGCCTGGATTGATAGCGTCGTGACGAAAGCTGGTAATTCGGTGATGTTTGGTAGTCTTCGCGAATTCTTGGAATATACACATCTCAGAAACTATGTGAACAAAACTGATAAAATATCAGGAAACCAAATGGTGGTCACATTGGATTACACCAATGTGCCTAACCAGAATCTTTCATGGCATGATTTATCTCTGGTGATTAGCTCGTCCGCTGCTATATCCTCAGTAAAAATTGATCGATCAGATTTTGCCCTGGCATATAATCCTGCCACCAAGCTCATCAACATTACAAAACGAAAAACAGTGTGGCCATGAACAATGAATTAATAGTATATAGGGGAGAGGAGCTGTTAACTAAGATTGACATCGATCAAAATACTGTTTACTCTGAAAAGCTTCCCGGGACAGATCTTGTAGCTTGTCCGGTTTCAGCTCAACAAGCTCTGGACTTATTGGAGGGTGATTACATCCTGCATGAAGAGCAGGTCTATAAAATCAACAAGCTTCCCAAAATCAGTAAATCCAGTGAATCATTATCCAAAAAATATGAGTTCACGTTTGAAGCATTATTTTATGATTTACTGGACACTTTCGTCATGCGTGGGAATGTTGCAATATTCCCTTACCATGGAAGCGCGCGTGATCACCTGCAGCTGGTTATAGATAGTGCTAACCGGGGCGGATCTGGCTGGCAAATCGGCGAGGTAGATATTACCCCGGAAAAGCTACTGGAGTATGATTGGACTTATGTTCGCGCATCGCTTGATAATATTGCAGAAGCTTTTGGCCTGGAATGGAAAGTGACCGGTAAAACTATCCGCATGGTTAAAACCATTGGTAGAGATACCGGCCTACAGCTGGAGTATGGTAGAGGGAAAGGATTACACCAAATATCGAGAGCATCTGACGAATCTAAAAACGTTGTCAATAGGGTTTATGGAATAGGTGGCACTCGTAATATTGAAGCAACTTACCGTGGTGGAGTAGAAAAAAATCTCGTATTCGAGGAAAGGTTTGTGGAAACACCGGGAGTAACCGCCGGTACCGAACGATTAAAAGAGGGCAAATATGAGAACCTGGACATCTACCCTAAGTTTTTAGGAAGTGTAAAAGCAACCCGACTAATCCGAGCTGCGGATGGGAAAATAACAGGCGCAACGATAACAGATCCTGCGATTGATTTTGATCTAATGCTACAGTTGCAACCAGAAGTGAAAGCCAAAGTAGGCTTTCTCAGCGGACCGCTTACCGGTGTTGAATTTGAAGTTTCCGACTTTTCCTATGCCTTACGGACGGTTACTATCATTCCGAATACCGATACGAACGGCTATGTATTACCTAACGAATTGAACTTTCCGGAATTAGGCAATTCATTCACCTTCTATGATATCATTATGCCAGATTCATACAAATTGAAATGGGAAAATGAGCTGAAAGCTGAATCATTAGCTTATCTGAATGATAACAAAACACAGCGGTTGATCTATGGAGTGAAACCGGATCCGAAATTCTTACGAGATAATAATGTTCGCTTGCGATGTGGTGACCGTACAGAGATGTATGACGAAGAACTTCAAGTGGAAGAGATGCTGCGTTTTACCGAAATCAGCTATCCATTAGTTGATCCATTTGACCTAACTGCCATTATCGGTAATGATATCCGGTTTGACCGGGTGACCAAGCTATTTGCTGATGTGCTCCAAGCTCATCAGGATATACAGGTGATAGATCGAAAGAGTATTGAGCTGGCAAGACGCGCCACAGCAAACCTTCGAGTACTGGAATCCAGTATTTTCGATACTGATGGTAAGTTTGATATGGATTTACTTAATGTCGGTGTGTTGACTACTGCTTTAGGCATATACGGTGTCAGGTCGCAGAATTTCTTGCTCAGCGGGGTTTATATAACCGATAATTACCAGGGCAATCCAAATGCTATTAACATATCCGCAGGCGAATTGATCCATATGGAATTTTCGAATCCAGGAAACAGAACAATATGGCAGATGCAGGCATTAACGCAATCTGATTTATTGCCGGCCTCGCGATATTATGTTTATTCAAAATGTAGCAAGTCTTCGCAGGTAGGCTCATTCGTGTTGTCCACAGCGCAGATTCTGCCAGAAGACGTTTCCGGATTTTACATGTTTCTAACAGGCATAGTATATCCGGTTTTGAATGGGTTGAGAGATTCTGAGTTTTCCAATGGCATAACCAGTATTAACGGTAACCGGATCAAGACCGGTAAAATAGAAAGTCCCACCGGCGAGCTGGTTATCAATTTGCTGACATCAACGATCTTTGGGAAGATTAGCTTTAAAAATGGCTCTGTTACCAAAGACCTTGTAGATGTAGATAATCAGACTACTGCAAATAAAACGGCAATCACAGTCGAGGAATCCCGGGCGATAGCAGATGCTGTGACAAAATTAGCCGAAGCAAAGGCAGATGCCACATCAAAAGTTGAAGCAGCAAAAGTATCAGCAGCGGCCGATGCACTTTCAAAAGCTGCAGCTGCAGAACTAAGTGCTAAGAATTACGCGAATTCTCAGGATGTGAATCTGAAAGCATTAACTGATGCTTACGCCGATGGAAAAATTACTGCTGAAGAACAGGCTCGTATTGATCAGGCAGCGGCCAATTTGCAGGCGGCGCGGAATGAGATTGAAATTGCCAGGCTAGCCGGCGTCGACTACGCAAATGCGCAGATAGCAATTGCCAGGACACAAATTATAAGTTCTGCGTCCACTGACGCACAATCGAGAGCTAATCAGGCCCGTATAGATGCAATCAGCTCTTCCAATCTTTATGCAGCTTCTGAAGCTGCAGCTCAAAGATTAATAGCGGAAGCATATGCTGATGGCAAAGTAACTGCTGAGGAGCAGGCGCGCATTGACCAGGCATTGATAAATTTAAATGTAGCCAAAGCCGATGCAACTGCAAAAGCAAATGCGGCAGCTGCGTACGGTCAACAGGCTCAATTGGCATATAATAATTTAACAGCTTCATTGAGGTCGCTGGCATACCAAGATGTAGAGCAAATGGCCATCAATGGCACATCGGTTTTTAGTGGAGGCAAGTTGAATGTGGTCCTATTGGATGCTTTATACATTCGATCGAACATCATTGATGTAGGTTACATCCAAGGGATGAACCTTAATTTCACTCAGGGTAGAATAGGTGGATGGAATATTAGCTCTAGTAATCTCTTTGGCTCGAATGGTGGAACTTCGATAGAACTCAATGTCACTGCAGCAAATCCATTCATACAAATATTAGCTGGGCAGAGTAGTACCAGAATTGATTACCAAGGTATTCGTACGACTTACACGGTAACCGATGATGTATTAGTCAAAAGGGGCTTCTTTATAGATGCGGACCATGTATTTGTTAAATCAGGAACTGATTCAAATGGTGATAGTGCTTACAATGGCCGAGTCGGAGCTTATGGCTCAAATGGGTATGCATTTATCGAGCGAAAAGGTGTAAATGGAGAAAATACAGAGGTTAATGCTTATGCGGTTTATGCTGCCCACGGTACTGTATCGGACATGCGGTATAAAAAACAAGTGAATAAATCACCTTATGGCTTGAAAGAAGTCATGAAGCTTGATACAATACGATTTAAATATGATTTACCAGACGGGCATCCAAGAGGTAAAGACGATAGCTTACATATCGGATTAAGTGCACAGCAGGTAATGAATATAATTCCTGAAGCAGCTCATCAAATAGATGGGGTAGATATGCTGGCTGTCACGCTTTCAGACCTCGTGCCAGTACTGATCAATGCTATCCAGGAATTAAAACAACAAATAGATAATTTAAAAACAAACTAAATATTATGGCAACTTCAAAAAGAAAAAGCTTAAGTGTAAATCAGAAAGCAGTAGACGTTTTAACTGTAGGTGACTGGGATCTTAAATTCACATATGAGCATGATGGTACTTATTTAACAACAGAAATTATAGTTGACGGGATAAATAAACGGGGATCATTTAGGGCAGCAAAGAATCCCACAAATACAAACTTCAATTTTAACGGAATCGAACCAGACATGAACTTAATCAAAGTTGTTCATGATGAGTTAAACGACATTGTAAGAGGGTACTCTATTATCCAGGAATAAATGTAAAATCAGATCTGTGGAATTCGACTTTTGCAGATCTGATTACCTAATGTTTCACCAACTGTACATGGTGAAGTCAACTCGACTATACCCGTGAATGATGGGGGTAAATTTGTGATACACAAGTTGTATTATGAAGTTAACAAGAGTACAGATTGATAAGATTGCAGCAACAATAAAAGCCAATCCTGCAGCATTCAGATCCTTTTTAGAAGCAGAAAGCAATTCACAAGGTTTTAGTGAGATAACTGGAAAGATTATTATACAATTCGAACCTTCATATTTCAAAAAGACATACAAGGACTGGCAAAAGTCTGATAAGAATAGTGTCTGGTTAAATAATCCTGTCGGGAACCAAACTGTGGAGTGGAAAGCATTCAATGATGCGTATAAATTATCTCCCGCTGCTGCAATGAAATCTACTTCCATTGGCGCAGGTCAAGTGATGGGATATCATTATGCAAGGCTGGGATTCAAAACTGTAAACGAAATGTGGGATTTCGCCAAAGGCTGGGATGGTAAAACTTACAGTAACGACAGGGGAGAGTATAACCAGGTGGTATTAATTGCACTTTTCATCAAAACCGATCCAAGACTCCTTAAAATTATGCAGAAACCAGAATTGACATTATCTGATTTTGATCTAATAGCTAAGTATTATAATGGATTATATTATAAAGAGCTAGCAATCAAATTAGATCGTGAGCCATACGATAAAACCATGTTTAAGTATTATAACCATTTTAAAGCAGCAGCATAGCATGACTCTAAAAATACCCACTGCTGAGAAAATGAATAAGTACCCATGGGCGGTAACATCTGTATCATTGTTTTCTGTCTGTGTATTCCTTTTAATCTTACTACTCGACAAACCAGATTGCGAGGATGAGGTAAAGCGATTAAGGTTTGAAAATACTCAGTACCGGTCTGATAAAGACGCCCTGACAAACGCTCTTCTAATCAGTAGAGGTATCAACATTCAACAAGCAATCGAAAAAAAAGAAATGGATAGTACCATTAGGCAAAAGCTGGCGACCAAAGCCAATAAAGTAATCGGAGGTAAATAATATGAAAAATTTAAAATTCTATCTTATCATCGCTGCCTTGGCCATCGGGCTAACGGTTGCATTGGTGTATCTCTTTCAAGAAAAAGAAAGGGTGTCATCATTTGAAAAATCAAAAGAAAAACAAGCTAAGCAAGTTCTAACCGAGGCTAAAGCAATCAGTAGAGCAGTGGACGCTAAAGGGATAGAAAATGTAATTTTTGACATTACCAAAAATCATGCTTCCAGTAAGAATGAGGGATTCGATACTGATTCGAAGGGTGTGATAGATACTGCAGCCATGGCATTGGATATCCGGAATAAACAGTTGAAAGAGGTTCTTGTAATCAATGCCTCGATAAGTGCGCGTAATCTGCAGCTAGTTGAACAGCTAGATTCCCTGAAAAGAAAGTACTATACCTACAATGGAAATGGTTTAAATTTGATATTTACACCACCATATGATTCAACTAGCTCAGCAAGAGCAGACTTTTTAGGGTCACTTAATTTGACTGCGTCACAGGGATTTAAGAAAAAATGGTTATTGGGCAGAGAGCGGACTTTATTATCAATAACCTCCGATAACCCATATTTCAAAGTTGATCATGTCAATTACGTTGGATTTGATCGTAAACCTGTTTCTTTCAATGCTGAAGCACACTTGAAAAGTACTTACAACAAAGTTATTGGAGCAGGATCAGGTCCAGGAATAAACATCAAGCTCGGTAGAGTCGATTTAAGTGGAGATTATCAGTATTATCCGAGTATGAAGGGTTGGATGTTCGGCGCCGGCGCGTCGATTAGGCTAGTTGGATTTTAATAGAAGATATCCCTGCATCAGGGATATCTTATTATTCAGTTTTATTTCTGGACCAGCCAATCGTCTTTCCTCGTAGCCTAGTTTCCAAATGTCCAATTAGGTCACGTTTATATTTATCGTAACCAGCCGTATCTCTATGACCGGTAAGGTTCATTACTTCAGCATCACTGTATTTTGCATTTAGAAGATCCACAACTCGCGTGTGCTTCCAGCCATAAGGACTAAAGTTTTCAGATATGCCAAGTGGCTTTCTGATCTCTTCCCTGAATGTTTTTGTGTACCAGTTTTCACTGTGCATATGTGGAGACACTTCACCTTCCTTACCTATCACATAATAATTAAGCGGATGCTTGTCAATGTTCAGGCTGTTTAAAATATCAAATAGTTCATCGCATATTGGGACAGTTCTACTTTTGGTCTTACCCACTATTTTAATGTAACGTCCTGCCATATCTACATTTTCAATTTTTAGGTTCCGGATCTCGTCAGGACGCATGCAGCTGAAATAAATAAACATACAGAATTGCTCCAATTTTGGGAACTTTTTTAATTCTTCCCTGACCCTGGGGCCTACAGGATCCCCAAAATATTGATGCTTCATTGGGCTAGAATTCTTGAACTGTATGTCACCGTCTTTTCCAAGGTCAAATACTTCTGGGTTTACCCAAAATCGAGGCTTCTTAGCAAACCATTTGATCAGCATAGCCCACATACTCAAATGATTGTTAAATGTTGTAGGATTCCATTTCTGTACTGGCCTTAACCATTCCAGCATGTTACTGACGAACAACGAATCAATAGCGTCCACACGTAGGTCAGCCATCTTGTTTTCCAGTAAATAATATTCGAACATACCGATCTTACCTTCATATGATTGGATAGTCGGCTTAGCCAGATCATTTCTCCGCTTTTCATTTAGAAATTCAATAAAGCCTTCAGTAATCAGCGGAAAAGGAGGGTTCTCTACCCTTTCAATTTCTGCCTGAACCTCCTTTATAATTACTTCACTCGATTCATCTGTTTCGAAGGGGTTGTATCCGGCTTTCAGAGACTTATTGATTTCTGAAATAAGCTCCTCTCCAAATTTTTCTTTTGTTTGAAGATCTTTGATTTCATTAATGCCTTCGTAAACTTTAATACGTTCAAATCTCAGGGTAGATGGGTTAATGAAGGAATAGAAAACAAACCATTTTTCAGAAGCATCACCGCTCTTTCCTTTATAGACTTTTGCGAATTTATATTTCTTACTCAT